TTTCGAAGGAACGCAGAGGAACGCAGGAGCCGGGAACATGCACTCTCAAAAAGTAAGGCTTTGAGAACAAAAATTTTTGCTGTAAGTGTCTGTTTTTATTAAGTATTATTATTATTTTATTATTATTATTATTAATTTACATACACACACCCTTTTTTCAGAAAAAGGAAAAAAGTAGAGAAAATCAGGAAATGTGGAACAGGAGCTTTATAAAATGAAAAGGGTGTATGTCCTCTGGAATTGTAAAAAAAGCCGTTTTTCGCAGACAGATCAATAGGTTAAGTGTTCTCGGGAGCAGGTTTTTCAAGGAACAGCCGGAAACGCAAAAAAACGCAGGAAAACAGCAAAAATCATTAAGAACCAAACACTTAGGACGTTTTCAGCCAGTGAAAAAATAGAGAATCGTGTGAGAATTACTGGATTTTGGCAATAAGATGGGGCAAAATTCGAGATTCGAGAAACCAAAACCGGAGAACGTAAAAAATGACAGACGAACAAGTGCAAGCGATTGCCGAACTGATTTTGGTAAGGCTGCGCCCCACCGTCGAAAACGCAATCAAGACCTCGGGCGTAAGACTGTCGAAGGCAATTCAGATCGGGTACTCAAACGGCAGACTGGTGCGTTTTTTGGCCAACACGGCCAAGTACCGAAAAGACAGGCGTTTCGGTGGCCTGTGCGCGCAAGGTCTTATGCCTCACTCAAAATTGCTCAAGTTGAGCAAGATGCCCGCCGAGGAGTTTAGAAAGGCGGTCGAAACAGCCGTTCAGGACGGCCAGATCGAACGCTGTTGCGATCTGGACACTGGTTTGATGTGCTACCGCCTTCCGACAAAACAACCCGCCCCAGCGCCCGTCCAACCCCCTGCCATTGACATGGCAACGCTCGACAGCCCCGCCCAAGACTCGCACGAGTGGGACTTTGCCGCCGCCCTTCAACGCGCCCGAGAAGAGCGCGAGATGTATTAAGCCCTCGCCGTTCGCAAGACCAACAACCCGGCCAAGTGCCGGGTTTTTTTTGTCCTGTTTTTATCGTCCCGCTTTACAGTTTGATTTTCCGCACCATGATGCTATTGTGTTAAATATTCTCAAGTTGCTGATAACGCAAGGGAAAATTGATGTCCGAAAGAGGCGAGGAAATTGAACAAGCGCGCGTTATTCGGTGGTCGCACCGGCGCGAAGTGCGCGAACTCATGCCCGAGTTACGGTGGCTGCACCACTCGCCAAACGGCGGTAAGCGGTCGGCTTTTACGGGCGCGCAAATGACGGCGCTCGGCGTCAAGCGCGGTTTCCCGGATCTGATCTTGCCTGTGGCCACGCCACACGCCCCAGGACTCGCCATCGAAATGAAGTCGGACAACGGCCGGCTTTCGATCGATCAAACCGAGTGGCTTGCGCATTACAAGTCGCAGGGCTGGATTACCCACGTATGCAGATCGGCAGAGGAGGCACGCGAGGCGCTATGCAACTTTTTTTCGATTTTGCCGGGTGCTTGCCCGGCTTTGGACTGATGCAACAGGCCGGCTCGACGCTACGGCGTCGTGTGCTGGCCATTATCGAGGCCGCGGATACCTCGCTCACCGGCGCCGAGATTGCGCACCGCTCCGGGCTGTCCTATCGGCAGACGATTGACGCGCTCAATGCCCTGCACAACGCCGGCAAGATCGAGCGCACCGGGCGCAAATTCACCGCGCGCTGGCAGATAGCGCGGCCCAGGACGCACGACACCAGCGCGGTGATGATGCTGCAAGACATTTTTTTACGACTCGGTGGAATCAAGCAATGACGAAGAATGTTACCGACACCCTGGCAGAGCGTGGCGAGCGTTACGGACGCTTTGAGGATCACGCCCGAATATCGCAAGCCCTCAAGACCATCATCTTTGACGCGCAGCCACGGCACGACATGGACGACGACATGATTGAGGCGCTCGAAATGGTGGCGCACAAGCTGGCCCGCATCTGCAACGGCAACCCGTACTACGCCGACAATTGGACGGACATCGCCGGATATGCCGAGCTAGTTGCCGAGCGTTTGCGTCAAATTGAGGCCGCTCAAGTACCCTGCCGCGCATTAACGGAGGGCGAAAAATGATCGAGGTGCTTGGGTCTGGGTTGCTGGGGTCGATATTCGGCGGCCTCTTCCGCCTCGCGCCCGAGGTGCTCAAGTGGCTTGACCGTAAAAACGAGCGCGCGCATGAACTCAGCATGTTCCAGGCTCAGTGCATGTTGGAGCGCGAGCGCGGCTCTCAAAAGCTGCAAGAGATCGGCGTCCAGCGCGATATGGCAGTGGATGTGGCCAGCCTTGACGCCTTCAAGGCCGCGGTCGAATCCCAAGCCGACATGGCCAAAGCGTCAGGCGGCTGGGTGGCGGCATTGTCGGCCAGCGTGCGGCCCGTCATCACCTACTGGATCCTCGCCGTCTGGTCGGGCATCCATGTCTATCTGGCCATCGCCGCTTCACTCGCCGGCAGCCCGCCCGCCGAGGTGTTCAAGCAGATGATGAGCGCCGACTTTGCTGCGTTGGTCGCAGGCACTATCAATTATTGGTTCCTTGACCGCACCTTGGCCAAGCGAGGGCTGTGAGGTGGATGTGACGTTGGCAATCGCGTTGTGCAAACGATTCGAGGGCTTCCGCGCACGCCCTTACTTGTGCCCAGCGGGCGTCCCCACCATCGGTTACGGCTCGACCTACTACCCAGACGGCAAGCGCGTCACCCTCGACGATGCGCCCGTCACCGAGGCTCAAGCCTCAGCCCTGCTCGCTCAAGAGTTGCTGCACACCTACGCGCCCGGCGTCCTGCGGCTGTGCCCGACGCTGGCCACGAGCAGCCCACGCTTTAACGCCATCCTCGACTTTGCCTACAACCTCGGGCTTGGCCGACTGCAAACCTCAACCCTGCGCCGCTGCATCAACCGGCAAGACTGGCAAGGCGCAACCGAACAACTAGGCAAGTGGGTGCGCGGCGGTGGCCGAGTGTTGCCCGGACTTGTGGCCCGACGGGCGGCAGAATCTCAACTCCTACGGTGACGCACCATGGCGACTTCAAACATTCAGCAATTCAATCCCGAAACAGCAGAATCAAATTGCAACGACGCGCTTACACAATATCGCATCAACATGATCGAAAGCACGCTCGAAGCGGTGAGAGAAAACCTTATCAAGCTGGCGCAATTGGAGCAGAAGCACATTGAGACAAAAGAGAGTCTCACGCGCGCGTTCGACTCGATGAACGACATCAACTCACGCCTGCGCGAGGTCGAAAAGGAAATGCCCACGCTCAAACTGGTGCGGGGGTGGGTCATTGCCGGGTTCGTCGGCATCATCAGTTTGCTGGGTATCGCAATCTTCAAACTTTTCACCATCGGCATTCACTGATGGAAGAAAAAAAGCCGAGAGCAAACCCCGGCGATGCCAGTCGGTTTGGCGACCGCAATAAGGCCAAGGTGTCACAAGCCGCACGCACCCCGGAAGGTCTGACCATCGCGCAAGAGGCGTACGCGCGTGCCCGCGCTATGGGCATGTCAATGCACGAGGCCGCAACGGCGGTCAATCTGCATACAGTCACCGTCCGAAAGTGGGAAAAAGAAGAACCCTGGGTGGCGGATCGTATTGCGCAGTTGTCGGCCATTGCCACCAACAACGCCATTATTAAAACCGGCCTGAACCGCGAGTGGGTGATTACCCGCCTCATGTCTGTAGTCGATCGGTGTATGCAGGCCGAGCAGGTCACAAATTCAAAGGGAGAGCCTACCGGCGAATACAAGTTCGACGCCTCAGGCGCTAACCAAGCTCTGAGAATGCTGGGCGACACCATGGGACTGTTTAAACCCGCCGAGAAAAAAGAGGATGACTATGCAAACCTCACCGACGCCGATCTTGCCCGAATCGCTCAAGAACTTGCCTCCCAAGTTGGCCTACTTGAAGCTCCTGCAGGAAATCAAACGACGGCAGGATCGGGACAAGTTATCGAGGTACAAGCCCTACCCCAAGCAGGTTGACTTCCACAACCGAGGCGCCACGCACCGCGAACGCCTGTTCCGCGCCGGCAACCAGTTGGGCAAAACGTGGAGCAGCGCCTACGAAATCGCGTTTCATCTGACCGGACTCTACCCAGACTGGTGGCAAGGCAAACGATGGGCGCGCGGGGTCACCGGCTGGGCGCTGGGCGAGTCGATGGAATCCACCCGCGACACGCTGCAACGACTCGTCCTCGGGCGCCCGGGTGAGTGGGGCACCGGAACCATCCCCGAAAAACTGATTGTCGACATCAAGCGCGCCCAAGGCATTGCCGACTCGGTAGATGCCGTGTTCGTGCGCCACGCTTCCGGCCTCATGTCGCGGCTGTACTTCAAGTCGTACGAAAAAGGCCGCTCAAAGCTGCAAGGCGAAACGCTGGACTTTGCCGCGCTGGACGAGGAGCCGCCGCTCGACATCTACACCGAGGTCTTGACCCGCACCAACGCGACCAAGGGCATCGTGTGGATTACATTCACGCCGCTCCTGGGCATGTCAGAGGTGGTGCGACTGTTCCTGCAAAACCCGACGCCCGATCGGTCGGACACGTCCATGACCATTGACGACGTGCTGCACTACACCCCGGAGGAGCGCGCCCGCATCATTGAAAGCTACCCGGCACACGAGCGCGAGGCCCGGGCCAAGGGCATACCGATCTTGGGCAGCGGTCGGGTGTTTCCGATTGCTGAGAGCGCCATCACGGTCGATCCGTTCCAGATCCCTGACCATTGGCCGGTAATCTGCGGCATCGACTTCGGCTGGGATCACCCCACCGCGATGGTGTGGGTCGCATGGGATCGTGACACCGACACGCTGTACGTCTATGACTGCAACCGCTCGCGCGAGACTACGCCAGCGCAACACGCGCCTTTCATCCTGTCCCGCGGGCCGTGGATTCCGGTGGCCTGGCCGCACGACGGATTGCAGCACGAGAAGGGATCGGGCTTTCAGTTGGCCGAGCAATACCGCAATGCCGGGGTCAATATGCTGCACGAAATGGCGCAGTTCCCCGAAACCGGCGACGAAAACGGGCACAAGGTCAGTCGGGTGAGCGTCGAAGCAGGGGTGCTCAACATGCTGCAACGGATGCAAGCCGGGAAACTCAAGGTGTTTTCCACGCTCAACGAGTGGTTCGAGGAGTTTCGCCTGTACCACCGAAAAGACGGAAAGATCGTCAAACTGCAAGACGACCTGATGTCGGCCACACGATACGCCTACATGATGATGCGCTATGCAATCACGCCGCCCGATCCACAAAAGATGGTGGCCGACCCGCGGCGCGACTATAACTGGCGCGTCGGCTGAGAGGTCAAATAGTCACACACCCCACACAATACGATTGGCGGAAAGCAAACCGGACGCATCCTTATGCCCATTGGCGACATTCAGTTGAACAGCGAGGCCATCGAACGCGACAGCGAGGGGTATCCCGGCGCAAACGCGGGTGGCCCGACTATGGCCGCGCAATATCAGCCTGATGCAAAGCCGCGCGGCGATGTGGTTATGGGCGAAGCGCCAACCGACACCGAATCCCCCGGTCAGATCCCCGACGACCTTGAAAACTCTGCGCTACCACGCGCCCAGGTGGAGATGTTCCTGCGCGAGATCAAACACCAGCCGCACTGGCGCCGCGAGGCCGACCGGGCCGCCGACTTTTATGACGGCAACCAGCTTTCACCCGAGGACGTTGAAACGCTGAAAGACCGGGGCCAGCCTCCGCTTATCACCAACATCGTCAAGCCCACCATCGACACGGTGCTGGGCATGGAAGCCAAGGCCCGCTCCGACTGGCGCGTGCGCCCGGAGGACGACGAGGAGTGCGACGACGAACTGGCCGAGGCGCTGTCAGTCAAGCTCAAGCACGCCGAGATTGAGTCGCGCGCCGATCGGGCCGTATCCGATGCATACGCCGGCCAGATCAAGGCGGGGCTGGGCTGGGTGGAAGTGGCCCGCGAGCACGATCCGTTCAAGTGCCCGTACCGCGTGCGCTACGTCCATCGCCGCGAAATCTTTTGGGACTGGCGCGCCGAACAGCCCGACCTGTCCGACGCCCGTTACCTGATTCGGCGCCGCTGGCTGGAACTTGAACACGCCATTGCGCTGATGCCGCAGTACGCCACCTTGTTCCGCATGACAACAGGGGGCTGGGCCGGGTTCGATCCGTTGTTAGAGCAGGACAGCCGACTGGTGCAGTCGTGGGAGATTGAACGCGACACCCGGATTGCCGCCGTCGATTGGCGCGACATCCAACGAATGCGCATTTGCCTCTACGAAATCTGGTATCGAAAATGGGTGCGCGGGTACGTCATGACGCTGCCCAACGGCACCACCATGGAAGCCGACTTCAACAACCCGCGCCATAACGAGGCGATTGTTGCCGGCATTGCCCAGATCAAGCAGGCCACGTTCCAGAAAGTGCGCCTCGCGTGGTACACCGGCCCGCATTTCCTTTATGACGTGCCCAGCCCGTACAAGCACAACCAGTTTCCGTACGTCCCGTTCTTTGGACACCGCGAGGATCTGACCAACGTGCCCTACGGCCTGATTCGTTCCATGATTTCTCCGCAACAGGAAATCAACGCGCGCAAGTCAAAGATGCTGTGGAGTCTGAACAGCCGCCGCGTGGTGGCAGATTCGGATTCGGTGCTCGACCACGCCCGCACCATGCAGGAGGTCGCGCGGCCCGATGCTTACGTCATTCTGAACGCCAACCGCAAGCCAAACAGCCAATTCCGCGTTGAGCCGGGTGCGGATCTGGCGGCGCAACAGTTTCAGGTCATGCAGGAGGCCAAGCAGGAAATTGCCGAAGCCTCGGGCATCCACAAGTCCATGCAGGGCCAGCAATCCGGCGCCACCTCTGGGCTGGCAATCAATTCTCTGGTCGAACAGGGACTCAACACCCTGGCCGAGATCAACGACAACTTCCGCTATTCCCGCCGGCTGGTCGGGGAAATGCTGTTTGAACTGGTCAAGCAAAACCTGATGCAAGGGCCAAGCAAGGTCACGATTGGTGAAGGGCAGCAGAAGAAAGTGATTTTGCTCAACGCCCAGCAACAAGACCCCGAAACCGGGCAGATGGTCACGATCAACGACGTGGCCAAGGTCAAGGCCAAGGTGGTGCTGGACGATGTGCCGAGCACGCCAACCTACCGGATGCAGCAATTGCAGATGCTCACCGAAATCACCAAGAGCCTGCCGCCGCAGTTGCAGGGCTTTGTGATTGACTTTGTGATCGAGGCCACTGACCTACCCAAACGGCACGAACTGGCCGACCGTTTGCGCGCCGCCGTGGGTATTCAAGACCCGGAACAGCAACAGGCCCAGGCCCAAGCGCAAGCCCAAGCCCAGGCCATGCAGCAAGACATGGCCCAGAAAACCTTTGTTCTGGACGCTGCCGAGCGCGCCGCCCGCATTCGCAAACTCAACGCCGAGGCCGAAAAGGTGCAAGCCGAATCGGTCAGGGCCAAATATGAGCCGCTGGTACGCACCCCGCAAGTAGCGGTGTCGGCCCCGGAGATTGACGGATGAAAAACACGATTGGAATGCTGGTCGCCACCCTGTTTTTGGCCCGCGATCTGGCGCACCGCGAACACCTCAAAGCCACCGGCCCGGGCAGCTTTGCTGCTCATTCGGCATTAGGCGACTTTTACACTTCCGTGGTCAAACTGGCCGACACGCTGACCGAAACCTATCAGGGCCGGTTTGAGCGGCTGATCGATATTCCGCTTTTAGCCAATGACACACAGGGCTCAATTCTGGATACCCTGCGCGCCCAGCGGGAATGGATTCGGGAAGCCCGTTATGACGCCGTGCCACAAGAAGAAACGCCGCTTCACAACATCATTGATGAAGTCGAATCGCTGTACTGCTCTATCATTTACAAACTGAAATTCCTGGCCTGATGGCCGCAAAGGACAGCCATGACATTTCCCCGTCAATTCAGCGACAACACTGGACTGCTGACGCCGAGCCGCGATTACTTTTCCATCACCCCGAGTGATTCCACCAATTTGACGTTCAAAACTCGATCCATTCGGGTCGGTGGGGCAGGGGATGTGGTGGCGGTGCGCGAGGATGGCACGGCTGTCACCTTCAAAAACTGCGCAGTTGGGGAAATCCTCCCTATTGTTGCTATACGTGTCAATGCGACCAACACTACCGCAACCTTTTTGATAGGTCTGTGACATGCGCCTCGGTTTAGGGGTAGGTCTGTGCCTTAACAGGAAGAAAACTCTTTGGACCCCCGCCCAGCTAGCCACGGCGCTGTGGCTCGATGCCGCCGACGCTACGACCATTACGCTCAATGGGGTAAGCACTAGTCAATGGGCCGACAAATCGGGCAATGGGCGAAATGCTACTCAGGCTACGGCTGCGAATCAGCCTACGTATGTTACGGGGCAAAACTTGCTGCAATGGAGCGAACAGTTCCAACAAGGATCGTGGCAAAGAGCGAGTGTTGATGTGCAAGCAAATGTCGCCACTGCGCCTGATGGGACTTTGACTGCCGATAAGGTAATCGCAACTGCGGTATCTGGCGCGCACACTCTGTATCAGATTCAATCTATTGGCGCTGCCGCACCTTACACCTTTGTTATTCGAGCAAAAGCGGCGGAATACAATTTTGTAACGGTAGCAGGGTGTGTCGAAGTTTCTGGCGGGGCGCTTACTCGATATTCTGCAACGGTAAATCTTACTACTGGCGCAATTACTAAAACGGCATCAGTTGGAACGACCATCTCTCCAACATCAACCACTCGTGACATTGGTAACGGGTGGTGGGAAATCACGGTTTCTCTAAGTTCCGCAAGCGCAACCAGTGTGTTGTTTGTGTTGTGCCCGACATCAACGGCAAACCCAACCCAAGACGGTTTTCTCAACGCCACCTTTACTGGTGATGGCACATCTGGCGTGCTGGTGTGGGGTGCGCAGATCAATTCGGGTACAGCCGTCACGACCTACCAAAAAACCGAAGCCACTGCGATCACGTCGGGGACAATCAACGGCAAGCCTTCTTTGGCATTCGATAACTCTGACGATTCCCTGAATTACGACGGCGCTTTTCTTGCAAATACGGATTACACCGTGACAGCGGTAATATCAAGAAGTGTAGACAGAATTAATAATTGGTTTTTGGGAGGAAGTTCTGGCGTCACCAATACAAACTTTTTAATGGGTTTTGAAAACCCATCAACTAAACTTAGATGGGGCCAGTTTGGGAATGATGTTGACACGGCGGGGATAACATATTTTCAGAACGTGCCGCTCACAGCCATTGCGATTCACTCAGGAACCGCAGGCAAATCAACTTTCATCAACGGAACGGCTGGTGGAACCACCCCCAACACAACACCGCTTTCCAGTAATCCCGTAGCGCAGATCGGTCGCTTTTTGGGCTTACAGTCATTCGGCGGCTCTATCGGAGAGATTGTGATGGTGCGATCTGCTTTGCCTACGGCTGACCGCCAGCGCCTCGAAGGCTATTTAGCTTGGAAATGGGGAGGGTTTTGACATGCCGATGGAACTAGTACGAAACCTGCCCTACGACCACCCCTACCGCTGGGATGGCACGTTGTTCGGCGGGCCTAAGTTGTGGCGACCAACTGAGATTTCGACCGCTCTTTGGCTCGATGCTGAGGACGCCAGCACGATTACGCTCAACGGTTCAACGGTAAGTCAGTGGAATGACAAATCGGGGAATGGTCGGAACGCTACGCAGGCGACGGCGGCGGCTCAACCGACGTATGTTGCAAGCTCTATCGGAGGAAAGCCGGCGCTAGTATTTGACGGCGCTTCAAGCGACTGGATGAACACCGGCACGCTGAACGTTGCCATGCAAAACGATTACACCGTGCTGGCGGCTCTGGCTACCACAAACACCTCCACGGGTTCGTTTTGGTATTTGGTTCCGGGTTTTCTCGGCGGAGAACGTGGCGGAGTTGGGGCGGATCACGGCCTTGGATTCAATGGCCTGACGCCGATCACTGGTGTTGGTGGCCCCGCTGACGCAATGTTGCAGGCTACGAGCCCAGTCACCAGCGGATCACCTGCAATCGCGCATTGGGATCGAGCCTCTACTACTGGAACCTGTCGTTGGTATCTAAACGGTACGTCAAATGGGCAAGGCACTGGCGAAACAGGAGCCAGAACCTACAACAACGGCATGGCGCTGGGCTCCATGTGGGAAAACGGCGGAGGCCAATGGCTGTCGTTCCGTGTTGGCGAAATAGTCGTTGCAAGCTCGGTGCTGCCAACCGACAACCGCCAACGCCTCGAAGGCTACCTAGCCTGGAAATGGGGCTTGGAATCCAACCTGCCCGCAAACCATCCCTACAAACTTTTACCCCCCACGGTGTGACATGGCCGACTACCTTGTTTTCCAGACCCAGCAAGCCGCACAGACGGCGCTCGAAGTGATCTATGCCAACATGGTCGCGGCAATCAACTCGCCCGACCTGATGAACGTTGCCACCGGCGAAGTGGTCGATAAGGACGATCTGACGCCTGATGAGGCGGTGCAGGTCAATGCTGACCAGCGACAGTTCCCGATATTCGGCGTGAATGCGGCCAGCGGCTTCAAGGATCACGACAGCGGCTTCACAACCGCTTGGGCAACGGCGCAAGAAACGGTCGATGGCAAGTGGGTGTTCCCGCAGCCAGATGAATCGCTGATGGATGGCGTGATGGAGTATGTTGTCGAGCCGTACGACCCGGCGTGGTTCCCGGTTCAGGAAAATCCGCAAACTTGATTCGTCGGCAATTCAACAAAAACAACCCGCTTCGGCGGGTTTTTTTATGGTTGCAGCACAGTCGAATTGCTCCGCGTGGCCTACATTCAGGCCACCTGTAAGGCCGTTTTCCCCCGTCATGGGTTATTGGCACGACCGGAACAGGATTTCCGCAACCAACGCGATAAGTGGAGTGAAGTGAATGGCAATCGACCTTGATTTGAACAATCTTTCCGACAACCCAGAGGATCTGGTCAAAGTGTTTGAGCAGCTTGAGGCTGGAGACACGCCCAAGGCCGCAACACCCGACCCTGAGCCGTCGAAGGAAAGCGAAAACAAGGACAACCCGCAGGATCAGGACTCACAGAAAGCAGAGCAGGGGCAGTCTGAACCGGCAAGCGAGCCGCAAGGCATTGCTACCAAGGACGGAAAGCACGTCATTCCGTACTCGGTGCTGAAAAGCGAACGCGACCGTGCATCACGGGCCGAGCAATTGGCCGCGGAAATGCGCGAACGAGTGGCGGCGCTGGAAGCTGCGGTACAGGCGGCAAGTCAAGGGGCGAAATCCGGTGAAAGCGCCCGCACCAATGCCGATGCGCAATCTGTAAGCGACCTTTCATCCGACGATCTTGAAGCACTGAAAGAGGATTTTCCGACCGTCTATAAGGCGGTTCAGGCCGCGATGGCGAAAGCCGCGCAGCTTGAAGCCAAATTGCAGCCGGTTGAGGACAGTGTGCGTAGTTCGGAAGCTGAGCAAGCGCGATCTGCCGCCGAAACGGTGCAGGACGCCATTGACGCGGTTCCGAAACTGGCCCACATCCAGGCCACCAATGTCGAAGCGTTTGAATTGGCAAAGCAGTTTGACGCCACTTTGAGGACGCAAACCGCATGGGCCGGAAAGACTCTGACGGAGCGTTTTGCCAAGGTTGCCGAGATGGTCGAGGCCGCGTTGGGGCCGATTGATATGCCGGGTGCCAAAGCCGCTTCACCAAGTGCTGAGGACTTGAAAGCAGCCGCCAAAGCAAAAGCCGACGCCGCTGCGAAAGCTGGACGGACAAACGTGCCGACTTCGCTTTCCGAGTTCCCGGTTGGACAGCACGCAGCGCAGGACGAACGCGAAGCCGCAGAGAGCATGACCGCTCTGCAACTGGCTGAGAAGTTTTCCTCGATGACACCTGACCAAATGGATGCGTATTTCCGAAACCTGTAACCAATAACGAGGATCAAACATGGCTACCAATGTGCCAGTCGGTTCCGCCCTTGCGCGGAAAATCTACTCGGTGGGTCTTTTCACCCGTGTGCAACACGCCCCCGGTTTCATGAATCTGCTCTCCGGCGAAATGCCCAAGGAAGGTTCGTTTGCCGCCAAAACCAAGGGCCAAACCAGCCCTGATTACCCGATCGTCAAGGCCGGCGACTTGGCCAAAGGCGCGGGCGATACCGTCAGTATCGACCTGTTCAACATCCTGCAAGGTAAGCCGGTGATGGGGGATACCCGCATCGAAGGCCGCATGATGCAGCTCACCTATTCGAGCATGGATGTGAAGATTGACCAGGTGCGCGGTGGCGCGGATTCCGGTGGTCGCATGACCCAGAAGCGCACGGTGCATAACCTGCGCAACATCAGCATGGCCGGCCTTCAAGCGTGGATGCAACGCCTCGAAGATCAGACCGCGCTAGTGCATTTGGCCGGTGCCCGCGGCAGTCAAGCCACGAGCGATTGGGTTGTGCCGCTGGCAAGCGACCCGGACTTCGGCTCGATCATGGTCAATGGCGTCAGAGCCCCGACCGCCAACCGCTATTTCTGCGCCAATGACGCCACCGACGTTTCCACTATCGGCACCAATGACGCGCTCACCCTGCAAGACATTGATCGCATCGTGGCCCAACTGCGCGAGTCGCCTGTTGTGCTGCAATCGGTCAAGATAAAGGGCGATGACCGCGCGTGGAATGACCCGTTGTGGGTAATGTTCGTCACCGAGCGTCAATGGCTGTACCTGCAAGCTCGTACCGGCCAAACCACTTGGCGTCAGGCCGTGCAGTATGCGTTCGAGCGCAAGTCAAGCGGTGTCAAACACCCGCTGTTCGACGCCTACGAAACGATTATGTGGAACGGCGTGCTTATCAAGCGCATGAACCGTTACGCCATTCGTTTCGCGGCAGGCGAATCGGTGGTTAAAGACACGGGCGGCGCTGACGGCGGCACCTACACCGAATCGACGGTTACGGCTGCTCAACCCGTCGATCGCGCCATCATCGTCGGTGCCCAGGCGCTCGCCAAAGCGTACGGCAAATCGGCTTCCGACTATTTCTACGACTGGTCGGAAAAAGAAGTCGATCACGGCAACAGCATCGAAACCGTGTGCGCTGCCATGTGCGGCTCCTCGAAGATCCGTTTCAAGATCGACGGCGCGGATACCGACTTTGGCGTGGCGGTGCTTGACAGCTACGCCCCCGATCCCGCTTCCGCCGCTGGCCGCACCCTGCTTGGCTCGTAATTGATGGGGGCGCAAGCCCCCTTCTCAAACTGATTTTGGAGAAATGACATGGCAACTATCAATGCCCCCTCCCTGCAAGACACCGTGTATAGCGGCGATTGCCCGCTGGCCGCTGCGCACGGCTACATCACCCTTGCCTCCGTTCCTGTCGCAGACAAAATCCGTCTGAACAAGGTCTATGCCGGCACCAAAGTTTATGACGTCGCGATGATTAATGCGGCACTCGGTGCCAGCACGACCGTTTCGCTTGGCTTCGAGTATGTGAATGGCGAGTCTGGTGGTTCTGCCACCGCTTTCCTTCCTGCCACCAGCACCTCCAGCGCCGCGCGCGTTGAAAGCTCTGCCAAGCCCGTCACGCTCCTCTATGACGCCTTCATCATTGCCACCATTGGCGGCGCCACAGCGACGGGCCAGATTGACACTGTTGTGACCTACGAATTCAAGGGCAAGTAATTGCAACGCTCTTGAATGAGTGACCTGTGGGGCGGCCGCCGTGTCGCCCCACTTTTTTTGGAGATCCAATCATGCAAAAACTGATTGCAGTGCGTTATGTCGGCAAGAAGCCGTTTGCCTATGACAACGTGGCCCGATCCGGGGTGACGTGGGACGGTTGCGGCAGTGTCCGTCAAGTGACCGACGCTCAGGCAAAGATGCTGCTCAAGTACCCAGACCAATGGCAACTGGTCAATTCAAGCGACAAGGAAGCCGTGGAAGCACCGGTATCCATCTCGGTGATCGACGAGGACGGGCAAAGCGTGTCAATCGACCCGGATGCTTTTAAAAAGCCCTTCGAGCACATGAGCAAGGCCGAATTGAAAGCCTATGCCGACAACAAGTGGGGCAAAGACCTGGATGCCCGCAAATCAACCAAAGCCATGATCGACCAGATTGAAGAATGGGAGCGCGATCTGGACGTGACCATCGGCGTGCCGGGTGAGTGAGGTCAAATAGCCGTCGCCACACGATAATGGTTCAACCGCAATAGCATCCACAAGGGCCTGGCGCTGTGGCAACGCTCAAGTATTCAGACTTCATTGACGAGGTGTTGCCGTTTCTGGCGGCAGACCCCTCCAACCCGGTCACGGAAAACGCAATCAAGCGTGCCGTGATCGAGTTTTGCGCCGGGAGTTGGATCTGGAAATACTTGCCAGACCCAACCAGCACGGTGTCCGGTGAGCATGAATACGATCTAGAACCACCGGCGGGCGCCGATGTTGCTGTTGTCATGCACGTCGCACTGGATGGGGTGCCGATTTCGCACAAGTCGATTGACTGGCTGGACACCGAATTGCCCCGGTGGCGCACTACCACCGGCACGCCAAAATACTTCTCGCAAATCAACAGCGAGCAGATTGTGCTGGCCCCGGCCCCGGACAGCAGCATGACGGATGGGCTGTCTATGACGTTGGCGCTTCAACCGAGCCAAACGGCAACCGGGTTTCCGTCGTGGATCGGCAATCAATACTTTGAGGATCTGGCCAATGGCGCCATTGCCAAACTGATGCTGATGCCAAACAAGCCTTGGACGGATCTTCAAACCGGCGCAGACCGTCGCAATCTGTTCCAGGGTGCCATTGCGAATGCCCGCGCCTCGGCAGTGCGTTCGCTTGCGCGCGCAGAAATGCACTCCAAGTCGCACCACTGAGCCGGCCATGGGCACGATCATTTCAGACACCATCATCGACAAAGCGCAAACCGTCTTGCAAGACGCAACCGGAGTGCGGTGGAGCGATGCGGAATTGCTGTCATGGCTTAACGACGGGCAGCGCAACGTGGTGCTTTACAAGCCCAATGCGTATGTCAGAAACGTGCCGTTTCAGTGTTCGCCCGGAACCCGGCAATCTTTGCCGTCTGATTGCGTACAGGTGTTCAACATTCCACGCAATCTCGGGCTGACGGGAACCACCCCAGGGCGGGCCATTCGTCCGGTACAGCAGGACATGCTGGATGCAAGGGTGCCCAACTGGCATTCGGCCACCGCAGCGGCAGAGGTGCAGCATTACACCTACTCGGTTTTGAATCCAAAGACCTTTTACGTGTATCCGCCCAACACCGGCACCGGCTATGTGGAACTGTCATACGGCGCAGAACCGCCCGACACCACGCTCGGCGCGGCCATTGCCGTGGATAACATCTACTCAACATCTTTGCTTGATTACATGCTGTTTCGTGCGTTCAGCAAGGACACAGAGTTTGCAGACAACACCCGGGCAAGCGCCTATTTCAATGCGTTCGTCGCCGCGCTGACCGGCAGGGCGAGGGCCGAATCAAGTGCAAACCCAAACACGCAAGCCAACGCCAACCCCAGCAACCCCGCATAACAGGAGTACATCATGCCCGGATTTTCCAAAGCTCTCGCACAACAAATCTTTGATGCCACGCTGGCCTCAACCCGCACCAGCCTGACCGCTAAGCCCGGCGTGTGGATGAGCCTGCACACCGCGGCCCCGGACGATACCAGCGGCGGCAATGAAGCCACCTATTCCGGGTATGCGCGAGTCAATATCGCCTCGGTGATGACTTCCAGCACCACGGGCAGCGCGCCAGAGCAAACCGTTCGCGCCACGAACACTGCCGACATCAACTTCCCAGCCTCCACCGGCGCGACCCAAACCGTGACCCATTGGGCTATCTGGTCGGATCAATCCCTTGGCACCAGTGCCTACCTCATGTACTCCGGCTCGCTGTCGTCCAGCCGCAGCGTGCAGTCGGGTGACGTGGTGGTGATCCCGGCAGGCCAACTGCAAATTGATCTGACGTAATCATGGCCGGTCTGTCGAAATACTTGGCGTTGGCGCTGTTCAATATGTCACTGAACCCGGTGAGGGCGGCATACACCCCGCCATCGGGTCTTTGGCTGGCCTTGCACACGGCGCCGCCAAGCGATTCGACGTACGGCAATGAAGCGACATTCGGCGGGTACGCCCGGCAGCCGATCAACAGCCTGACCGCCAACCCGCTGACCGAAACGGTCAATGGCGACGTGGATATTTTTGTCACCAACGGATCAGCCGTGGTGTTTCCGGCCTCAACCTCTACGGCAGGGCAGACCATTCGGCATTGGGCCATTTGGGACAGCGCCACGCCTGGCGACGGCAACATTCTGTTTTCCGGCGCGCTGGCATCATCTCGGCTAATCTCGAATGGCGATAGCGTCGTGATAAGCGAAGGCAGCATTTCTTTGACCATCAAATGACAAAGAATGCAATCAATGGCAGCGTAATCAACAAGACAGCGTTCCCGGGTTCGGAAGATGGTCTATCGCTTGTCGAATTGGTTGGAACCGCCGAAGTTACGGCCAGCATATCCGCTATCAAGCTGAGGTTGCTGGCGTCAGCAACGACTGTTTGCGGATCTGCCGGAACCGCCCAAACAACCAAAAAGGCGCAACTGTCGGCTGTTGAGTCTGGCACCGCTGCGCCATCTGTTGTCGCCTACGTCAAAACCCCGTTTTCGGCTTACGCGCAAGCGGCTTGCGGCGCAGCATCCGGTGTTCAATTGGCGTATCGGATGAGCGCCGTACAGCCCTCCTTGGCTGATGCTGCCGCTGCCTACAGCTATGTGGCAGCGAAAAAATCGGCCAACACGGCTGGCGTGGCGGAGTCCGTCAATGCCAAGGCCACCACGCTGGTAAGTCGCGGCGCCGCGTCGCTTGCAACGGCAGTGACAGCGGCCAATGCGTTGCGCAAGACGGCCTTCTTTGCGACCGGAGCGCCCTCTGCTACCGGCATTGCCAGCATCACGTTCAGAAATCGACTCGGCGCAACGGCGGCGCCTTCTGTGGCGTGGTTGGTGTCGAGTATTTTGAAAGTAACCATAGGGGCACGCGCTACACCCACAGCCGTGACCATGGCCTATCCGTTACGAAAACGACTGGTCGCACCATCGCTGCAAAAAGCTCTGGCCATCTGCACATCGATCATCTTTTATCGAAAGATGAATCTGAACGTGACAACGCAGGCGAATGCCTCAGCCAATGCCAAAATTCGTTTGAAATTTTGCATGTCGGCATCTGCAATTGCTCAGGCAACTGGACAAGCAACGGCATCTGATTTCGCATCGGCCATACCGGCGCCAGCCGAACGATTGATGACGGTACAAGCGTCTGACCGCCGCGTGGAGGTAACAGAATGATTCTTGGAAGATTCTACAAACAGCCTGCCGAAACGCTCGATTACGACATTGATTTTTCAGAATTTTTGTCTGACGGCGATCTGATTGTGACGACCGGAAACCCGCCCGTTCCGTCGCCATTGAGCGTATCGGTCACGCCGTCTGGCATGACATTGGGGCCGACGTTTGTGCTCAACGGAAAAATCGTGAAGCAATGGCTGTCGGGCGGAACGGACGGCGTGAAATACAAGATCACGCTGACCATTACCTCCAACGCTGGGCGCGTCAAACAGGTCGAGTTCGTGGTTCGCGTAAAGGACGAGTGAAATGGGAACCTTGCAATTCAAAAACAATGCGAGCACCACGCTAAGCGGCTCGATCAACAACAGCCAGACCGCTATCACGGTCGCCTCCGCTGCCGCGTTCCCTGTGCCAAGCGCCGGGGACTACTTTTACGCCACGATGTACGAGCTTTCCGGTTCGACGGAAATCAACCTTGAAATCGTCAAAGTCACCGCGGTCAGCGGCAACAATTGGACGATCGTGCGTGCGCAGGACGGAACAACGGCGCGGGCCAGGGACGGTGTTTCTACTTGCTACATTGAACAGCGCATGACGGCTGCCTCTGCGCAGCTTATGGTTCAGCGGGATAACAACCTGTCGGATCTGGGCAGCGTTGCCACAGCGCGCACGAATCTCGGCCTTGGCAGTATGGCCACCCAAGATGCCAGTTCGGTCGCCATCACTGGCGGCACAATCTCAGGCGTCACGATCAACGGCATTGATTCGACCACAACCATTTCTGACAACGCCGACAACACCAAAAAGGTCGCGTTCGAGGTATCCGGCATTTCCACCGGAACGACGCGCACGCTGACGGTTCCGAATGCAAGCGGAACCATTGCGCTGACTTCTGACCTGACAGCCGGCTATCAACCGCTGGACTCTGATTTGACGGCTCTGGCGGGGTTGTCGGCCAATGGCCTGATTGCACGAACCGGAGGCGGTACGGTGGCGGCGCGAAGCCTTACCGCCCCCGCGGCCGGGATTACCGTAACCAACGGCGATGGGGTGTCGGGCAATCCAACGCTCGTTTTGGCCAATGACTTGGCCGCCGTCGAGGGGATTGCGACCACTGGCTTTGTGCGGCGCACGGGCGTTGATACCTGGTCGGCCTCGGCCATTGTTGATGGTGACTTGCCCTCGGCGCTGTCTGGCAAGACGTACAACGCGCTCACCCTGACGGCCAATGCCACCGGATTTTCGGTGTCAGGCGGCACGTCAAGCAAGACGCTGACGGTCAGCAACAGCATTACGCTGGCCGGAACGGATGGAACCACGGTCACATTGCCGGCCACCAGTGGTACGGTAGCCTTGAACAATCAAACCATGTTCATTGGCACCACGTCCGTGGCCATCAACCGTTCATCCGGCTCACTGTCCCTGACCGGGGTGAATATCGACGGCGCGGCTGGCTCGGCCACCACCGCAACCACTGCCACCAAGGCGACCAATCTGGTTGGCGGCAATGGCACAACGCTGTTGGGCGCCATTGGGTATCAGTCTGCCGCTGACACCACCACGCTGCTGTCACCCAACACCACCGCCACCAAGCAATTCCTGTCCATGACAGGCACCGGCACCAACGGCGCCGCGCCGGCTTGGAGTGCTGTGAGCAAGTCGGATGTGGGCCTGTCTGCCGTAGAAAATACGGCGCTCTCGACATGGGCCGGATCTTCGAACTTGACCACGCTGGGGACGGTCGGCACCGGGACATGGAACGCCACCACCATCAGCATCGCCAAGGGCGGCACGGGTGCCACCACGGCACTCACAGCGTTCGATGCGCTTGCCCCGACCACCACGCTGGGTGACGTGATCTATCACGACGGCACCGATAACGTGCGCTTGGCGGGGAACACCTCGACCACCCGCCGCTTCTTGCGCCAAACGGGCACAGGAACGGTGTCGGCGGCCCCCGCGTGGGACACGCTGACCGATCCTGACATCCCCAGCGCCCTGACCGGCAAGACCTATAACAGCTTGACGCTGACTGCCGCTTCCGTGGGTTTCACCATTGCCGGAGGCGCCACCAGCAAGACCTTCACTCTGAGCAATACGCTCACGCTGGCCGGCACGGACGGCTCCACCCTCAACGTAGGGGCTGGCGGCACGCTGGGCAGTGCGGCCTATACCGCCAGCACGGCCTACGCCCCGGCAGCGGGTTCGGCCAGCATTGCGACCGTTGGCACCATCACCAGCGGCACCTGGACTGGCAGCGCCATCGGCATTTCTTACGGCGGCACCGGCGCCACGTCCAAAACGGCGGGCTACAACGCGCTGTCTCCCATGACTACGCTGGGTGATCTGGCATACCACGACGGCACCAATGCCGTACGTCTGGCCGGCAACACCACTTCCAGCAAGCGGTTCCTGACGCAAACCGGCACCGGAACAGTATCCGCTGCTCCCGGGTGGAATGCGCTGGCTGATGGTGACTTGCCTTCTTCGCTGACCGGCAAGACCTACAACGGCTTGACACTGACGGCCAACGCCACGGGTTTTGCCGTGGCGGGGGGCACCACTGCCAAGACGCTGACCATCAGCAACAACTTGACGTTTGCTGGCACCGATGGTTCCACGCTCAATATCGGGGCTGGTGGTACGCTTGGGAGTGCGGCCTACACGGCCACGACGGCTTATTTGCCTGTCTCCAATCCGACCATTACAGGAACGGCCACGGCATCCGGGCCGATCTTTACAACAGGAGCCATCAGCACTCACGCCGCAAACAGACTTGGGCTGCAATACAACGGCATCTGGTCATGGGGCGGGAATTCTACCGATCAAGGCACTCTCGGTATTTTTCTGAGGTCGTCTGACGGGTCGCTGGGGTCGAATCCGATTAACTTTGCATCCGACAAAGTGGATGTGAATGTCAAAGCCAACATATCCAACACTGGCGCAAGTGCGACCGAAATTCTGCGGTTGCAAAACACCACAACCAGTGGCGGTGCAGCGGCACTGCTGGCCATAGGGGACACTTTTGGTGGCGTATTTCACCCGGCGTACATTGGCGCCGATTACTACTCGTACGGGATGAAATTCGTAACCAACCGCGATTCTTCCGGTTTTGGTTTTGATTTCAGAAATGCCGCCGACACGACATCACTGCTGAAAATTGATTCATCGACCGGCTATTTCCACACCCCGGAAAAGACATCGACGCTATTTGGCGTAAGCAATGCAACTAGCTCCGGATCTGGTGGGGATTTGACCGTCAAAGCCGGGGGCGGTTTTGGCGCTGGAAACTCGTCAGGGAATTTGTTTCTTGGTTCCGGGCGTGGTTCTTCTTCTGCAAACAATGGCTATATAGCTTTTGGCCGTGCAAAAGCCACCAACGCCCCGGGGCTTGATTCAAACGGTGAGTTCATGCGGATTGATTCCGCTGGCAACGTCGGGATCAACACCACCAGCCCACTCACCAAACTGGACGTTCGCGGTAATGCGTTTATCGGAACCACCGACAACGGAAACAACATTCTGGGGTTCGGCTGGACTTCAATGAGCGGCGCCCCGGACGCAGCGCCGGGTAGCGCATTCATTGTAAGCACCGCCAGCAATGCAGCTGGTGGAGCAACCAATCTGGCGTTTTGGACGACCTCGGGCGGCAGCGTGTATGAACGTATGCGAATCACGCCCACCGGGAACGTGGGCATCGGCACCACCTCGCCGTCAGCAATGCTGGATGTCGCCGGGTCTGTTGCAATAGCTGGCAACCTGACGTTCAGCGGCACTGGCCGAACCATCCTTGGCGACTTTACCAACGCCACCAACAGTTTGCGCACGGCCTTCCAGTCCAGCACCACCAACGGCATTACGGTGGTGACGGCCAAGCCCAACGGCACCGCGACAAACTCGTATTTCATCACCCACAACGCATCGGACGTAGATAACTCGTCGCACATGTATATGGGCGTGACGGCCACCCAAGCTCAACTGCGCAGCGACAAGACGGGCACTGGGTCGCTTCTGCCGCTGGCGATCTATGTTGGAGGCGCCGAGCGGGCTGTAGTGGATACCAGCGGAAACGTCACCCCGTCCGTAGACAACGCGCAGACCCTTGGCAGCGCAAGCAAACGCTGGTCTGATGTTCAGACTGCGAGCGTTTCGGCGGGGTCTTACAACGGCGGCCAATTGGCTGGGATGCGCAACAAGATCATCAACGGCAAGATGGATATTGCGCAGAGGGGGACGAGTTTTTCTGGCGTTGTTAGCAGCACTACAGATGCCTTTGCCGCCGACCGTTTTAGGCTAGATCAATCTGGCCATTCTGCGACGCTGACACTCTCGCAACAAACAGACGTTCCAAGCAGTAACGAATTTCAAAATAGTGCGCGAGTCGCTGTTACCACAGCAGATTCCAGTATTGCGGCAGGTGATGTGTTGACTGTTTCGCATTTTGTAGAAGGTTACAATGCCAAAGATTTAATTGGAAAAACTTTTACTTTGTCGTTTTGGGTTCGTTCTAGCAAAACAGGCACACATTGCGTGTCGTTTTGCAACAGTGGTGCAGATCGGAGCTACATAAAAACGTATTCAGTAAGCGTAGCAAACACTTGGGAATACAAAACTGTTGTCGTACCAGCTGGCCTGATTACCGCAGGTACATGGAATTGGACAAATGGAAAAGGGGTTGCTGTTCGCTGGGCGCTTGCCGCCGGTACAAGCTGGCATACAACTGCTGATGCATGGCAGACCGGAAACTTTGTTGCCACCTCCGCCCAAGTCAATTGCCTAGACACTGTAGGAAACATATTTGCCATCACTGGCGTTCAGCTTGAAACCGGAAGTGTAGCTACGCCGTTTGAACATCGCCCTTATGCGTATGAGGTTGCGATGTGCCAACGATATTATTGCCTTGCAAATTACGTTCATTCGTTGTTCGCACCTGTTGCAAACATAGCTAATTACGGAGGGGCCATTTGTCCAATTCATTTCCCGGTCGTTATGCGTGACACCCCAACAATGACTTACACACAAACCGCCGCACAAAACTGGAATGGCACTGCTGGCACATCAAGCATAAGTGCAGATGGTGTGCTGGTATCGGCCAGCGCAATGCAAACAGTTGCAGGGGCTTTTTTCGCATTTAACTGGACTGCATCCGCGGAGCTGTAATTAGCCAAAGGAGACTAAAATGCTGAAATCCAAAACGATGTGGTTTTCCGCCATTCTTGCTGTGCTGTCGATTGCCCAAGGTTTCATCGTGCAATTGCCCATGTCTGCCGAAACGCAAGGGCTGGTCGGTGCCGTGGTGGCGGCTGTCGTGGCCTATCTGCGCACGCAGACCGTGGCTCCTTTGTCGCAAAAATCCGCCCAAGGGAGTGAGTAAAACTCATGGCCGCGTCCAGAATCAACGTGTTCTCAGGCATTCGCCCGAGGGTGCCTGAATCGCTGTTGCCGGAGGGCGCGGCCACCATTGCTGAAAATTGTGACTTCGCCTACGGCGAACTGCGCAACACCAAGGCCGGGTTTGCCTTGGCCACCATGAGCAATGCCCCCGCTTCGATCTATACCGATGACGGCATGACCTTCTATTCGTGGGCAACCGATGTCAATGCGGTACGTTCCCCGATCACCAATGACACGTTCAATCGCCTGTACTACACGGGCGATTCCGGGTTCAAGGTCACGAATCGCATGGGCACGCGCACCAATGGTGGCGTGCCGGGGTCGTCCTATCTGGTCGGGGTGCCGCGCCCAACGGTCGCACCCTCCCTGGCGGTGCCCGTCATTCAGCCCAGCAGCACGACCTCCGCATTCAGCTTCAAGTTCCATTGGGAACACGGAGGGGTGAAATATCAGGAGCAGTCTGTAACCCCTGACACGATCGAGGATGGCCGCTCCTATCGGTTCATCCCCCCGGCGCGGGCCACTGAAACCCCAGAGCAAGCCTTCCCAGTATTGCGCATGACAGCCGTAATCAAGTCAGACGGCTCGCAACAGTTCGACATCTACACCGGGAATTCGTCCTTCCAAGGCACAGGCGGCATCTACTCGATGTCCATGTCGCAGGACTCTGGCGCCGAAAGCTACACCGTGACGCTGGAATCCGGGATCAAGGAATCCGACAAGGAAACCCGCGCCTACGTCTATACCTACGTCAATACCTACAACGAGGAGGGGCCGCCAAGCGACGCGGCTCTGGTCACCACTTCGCCGGTAGTGCGGGTCAATGTCACCGTCACCAAGGATGCGCTCACGGGTTACGCGCCGATCAAAGAGATCCGCATTTACCGCACCCCCACCGGCTCGACCATTGCGGATTATTTCTATGTCGGCGCGATTGCGGTTCTCACTGATGACAGCCCTAGTTTCGTTTTCCCTGACGATGTTAAGGGCGAGCAACTCAACGAGGTGCTGTCCTCGACCGATTACTACCCGCCAGATCAGGCGTTGGTCGGATTGATGGCACTCCCTAACGGCATCTTGTGCGCCTGGAAAGGCAATCAACTGCACTTTTCAGAAGCGTACAAGCCTTGGGCGTGGCCGCCGGCCTATGTAAAGCCGTTGCCGAACACCATTGTCGGCGGCATCGTTCAAGGATCCTCTGCCATTGTCACCACGGTGACGCAGCCTTACATGGTGTCGGGCGTGTCGCCGGATTCCATGACTGCTTCAAAAATCAATGTCGATCAGGCCGGGGTGTCGAAATGGTCGCTGGCCGTGGTGGATGGCGCCGTGATCTATGCCTGCAACGACGGACTGGTGGTGATGAACGGCGGAACAGGCAGCTTGGTTCAAAGCCAAAAATTCTTCACCCGAGAAGTCTGGCGCAGCCGCTACGCCACGGGCCTGTCCTCGATGCGCTTTGCGGTGTGGGACGGTCGCCTGGTGGTGTTTTCCAGCACGGGTGCTTTCACCCCGTTCATGATTCGCGTGGATGAGGCAGACGGCACGCTGACCGATCTGCCGAGTTTTTCCGCAACGTGTGCTTTCATCAGCCCGCTGGCAGATCAGTTCTATTACGCCAACGGCAACACGCTGTACCAATTCAACGGCGGCGCGGATCTGCCGGCGGTGTGGCAGTCACGCGAGCATGTGCTTGAGCGCCCGACCAATTACGCCTTTGTGCAAGTCGTCGCCACGGGCACATGGTCGGTTGAGTTCTATGCCGATGGGGTGCTGCGGCATACGCAGGCGATTACTGAGCCGATTACCAATTTCCGGTTGCCCAGCGGCTTTTTGTCCGATCGCTGGAAACTGAAAATCACCGGCATCGGGCGGTTCCGTGAGTTGCGGATCGCCGACACGGCCCGCGGGCTGGCAGGGCTATAGCGCATGGCAACCGATACCAAACGCGGTGTGCCAGGCGTTCCCCTCGGGGCGCTGGATGCCATTCAAGACCAGAATACCAAGCTGGTATTGCGTTCCATTGTCGATGGCTGGCATGTGCGCAACGGCACCAGCGGCAGCGGCGATCAATCGTTCGTCACCAAGGCCGAGGTTGATGCGTTACGCGGCGCCGTGGGCGGGTTGCGGCAATCCGTGTCAAGCATCTTGGACAGCAGCGGCAGCGAGTTTGCGCGCTTCAAGCCGGGTGAAATCTCGCGGATCATCAACGATCTTCAAGCGCAAGTCATTGAATCGCAGCTATTCAAGGAACTTGGCGAGCGTATCGACACCATTGACCTGAATCTGGTTGCGGAACAAAACGCGCGTATTGCTGCGGTTCAGGGTGTGGCGAACGATCTGGCCGCCGAGGCCGCCACCCGGCTGGGGTTCGACACGGCCCAAGGCGCGCAGATTGCCACGCTGCAAACCACCACGGCGACGCAGGCCACGCAGATCACCGGCTTGACCACACGTATTGGCACCGCCGAATCGACCATCGTCAATTTGCAGAGCACGACGGCGACGCAGGCCACGGCACTGAGCAGCCTGACCACGCGCGTCGGATCTTCTGAATCGAATATCACCAGCTTGCAGCAAACCACAGCCGCGCAAGCGTCCAGCCTGACCGCGCTTACCACCCGCGTTGGGACGGCGGAATCCAGTATCAGCACGCTCAACACAACCACAGCAAATCAAGCCACCTCGCTGACGAGTCTGACCACCCGGGTCGGCAGTGTGGAAACGGGCCTCACCGGGGAGGCCACCACTCGGGCCAATGCCGACAACGCCATTACCGAGAGCGTTGCCACGCAGTTTTCCACCGTCAATACCAGCATCGCCGCGCTGCAAACCAAGCAGACCACCACCGCGAACAGCGTAGCGGCGCTCACCAGCACGGTATCGACGCTGCAATCGTCGGTCGGGGCCAACACGCTGGCCATCTCGACCGAGGCAACCGCCCGGGTGAATGCCGACAATGACATCTACGGCAAGTACGCGGTCAAGATTGACAACAACGGGTATGTGACCGGGTTCGGCCTCATCAGCACGTCAAACAACTCCACGCCCTCGTCGGAGTTCCTTATCCGGGCGGATCGGTTTGCCATTGCCAGCCCCAGCGGGCCTGGAATCTCTCCCAAGGCGCCGTTCATTGTGACCACCACCCCGCGCACCAGACCGGATGGCGTTGTCGTCCCGCCCGGGGTGTATATGGACACCGCGTTGGTCAAAGACCTGTATGGCGCGTACATCGAAGCCGGGTACTTCCGCGCGGGGAAAATCTACACCGGAAGTCAGTACATTGACAGCAACAGCAACCAGCCCATTCCTGTGGTGGCCAATGGCTCGTACGCCACGTCACTTTATGCGCCGCAAAACAATCCGGGGTATGCCACGCCATACACCGTCACTGGCACATCAGAAGGCGACAGCGGGTCATTCACCTACTCTTACACAGACTACTTCTACAACGACACCAAACTGGTCGGATCAATCTCAAGCAACCTGATCTTCTACGGCCCCGACGCGCATTGGTATTGCCCCTACAACCAGCGTATTCGTTCTTCCGTCAGCTCCCCATTGGAGTTTGTGGTGTCAGTGGCGTGCATGGTCGATCATAGCCTGTCGATCTGGTACAGGATTTGGGATTTGTGGTCGGGCACCCCGGGCGCATGGACGTACATCACGATGGTCACGGAGCCACAAGCAAGCTATGGCGCGGCGGCCTTGATTGCCGTTTTGACAAAATACCTCGGCAACGGACAAGGCATTGAATTCACCGCGGCCCCGGTCAATGCCGGGTACGTAATGTTTGATCGGAACAAGATCAATCTGTATGACCTGAACGTGAATGTGCGCGTGACCAACCTATGACCTTCTACCTCTACAAGACACCATCGGGGCGCCCGGAAGTTTTGAACTACGAACTTCCGCTGGCCTCCGCGCTGGGATTCACGCTCGTCAGGAATCTGGAAGAATGGGTCGATACCAAGCATCTGTCGTTTGATGCTGACAACAATCTGGTGTCGTACGAAACGGAACTGAGCGTGCAGGACTTGCGCCGACGTGCGTATCCGAATCTGGCCGATCAAATGGACGCCCTGTGGCATGGAATGAACAACGGGGTACTGCCCAAAGTGGAGCCGTTTTATTCCGACATTCTGGCGGTCAAAGAGCGATACCCGAAGCCGTCAAATTGAGCGCACGGGGGGACAATCGGAAAATGACGCTGGCCAACAAAACGCCGATTGAGCAACTTGTGCTTGACCCGTTTGCGGGAACCCCTGCGCTTCCGGTGGTGTGCCATGGGCCATTCACCGCGTTGGCGCAGGGCAACGACTGGCGCGGGAAATTGGAACGACTCGATGCCCTATTGGCACAGCTTCCACAAACGGAAATGCCAGTGACTCATCGTTTTTCGCGTGGCGTGTATGCGCGGGAATTGTTTATCCCGAAAGGCACCGTTCTTACCGGGCGGATTCACAAATACAGCCAGATCAATGTTCTGTTGCGCGGTGACATATCTGTGCTTACGGAGAATGGAATCAAGCGCATACAGGCACCGTTCGTTATCGAATCCCCAGCCGGGGCAAAACGAGCGGGGTACGCCCACGAAGATACGGTTTGGATGACGATATGCGGAACCAACACGACGGATACCGACGTGCTGGAAGATGAATTGACTACCCGTACGTATGCTGAATATGAGGCATTTTGCGCGGGATTGTTGGCAAGCGGAGGTGACACATGGCTTTTGCCGCAGTAGCAGCAGCAGCAACTACAGCCGTGGTTGGCGGTTTGCTGTCCGATGACAACGGCGCAGAAGGCGCAAACAACGCCGCGGCAGACTCCACCCGGTTGCAAGCCGAGATTGCCCGCGATCAGTGGAATCGGTACAAGACCATGTACTCCCCGCTGGAAGAATCCTACGTCAAAGAGGCGCAGGGATACGACTCGCCGGAGAATTACGCCAAGGCCGCGGGCGATGCTTCCGCTACGGTGGCCAGCCAGTTTGCCAAGGCCCGCGAACAGTTGGGGCGCACCCCTGGGCTTGATCCTTCCAGCGGCGCATTCCAGGCAGGCATGACCAACCTTGGGCTGTCGGAAGCCGCCAACAACGCCGTGCAGCAAAATGCTGCACGCAACAAGGTCAAGGACATGGCGTTTGCTCGCAAGACCGACGCGCTGAGTTTGGGTAAGGGGTTGCCGGCGCAGGCTTCAACCATGCTGGGGTCAGCGGCGGCGACCAATTTTGGCTTGGGGCAAGCGGCCCAGCGACAAGCCAACCTGGAGTCAGCCGCCACCGGCAAGATGCTGGGTAGCATTTTCACTCCCAAAAACATCACCGCAGCGGGGGATTGGTTAAGTGGCCGTTCGTCGGCGCAACAAGGAGCGGCTGACTTTACAGCCGGCTGGACACCCGAAAACTACGGCTGAGATAGAGGCACACAATGAGCAATTTGGGATTGGGGATGATCGCAGCCGGGGCGGCGATTGACGAACAAAAAGCCCAAGAGTTGCGCGACCAGCGGAACCAACGCTTTGATTGGGAAAAGCAGAAAGCGCAGTCTGAGTTGTCGCTGTTGGACGACAAGGCGGCAGCCGAACGATCCGGGTATCAAAACACGGTCGGGGTTAATGCGGCGGCCAAAGAAGTGCGCCCGCTAGAAACGGCCAACGAAAAGGCCCAGCTTGGCATAGACGCCGTTTCTCTCAGAAACGCCGCCAATCGACAACCAACGCTGGAGCAAACCAAGGACAATGAAGCCATTGCAGCAGAGGGTGTTTCCAAGGTTAAGGCCGCTTTGCAAGGTGTTCAGTCCGACCGCATTCCGCAATTGGTAAACAACGCCAGAACGCAAGGCGTGATTGACGACGCGGCCTCGTCTAAGCTGATTGGCGCAAGCATTGCTGACATGGTGGATCGTGGCGACCAACAGGGCATTGTGAGCCTGCTGAACGCGCAGAAACAAGCATCGAGCGATCCCAAAATCACCGAGTTGCCAGATGTGGCCGCAGTGGCCAAAGCCAAAGATGCACAAGGCAACGAAGTCTTAATTCTGAAAGACGCGGCGGGCAATCAAATCAAGACTCGCCCCATGTCGGACTTTTACGCTGCGCGCGACAGTCTGGCCAAGCCCGAGGTCAAAAATGTCAATGCCGGCGATTCGCTGGTGAGCGTTCGGGGAGATAAAGCCACGCCGCTTTACACCGCCCCCGGCAACCCGGCAAAAGACAGCCGCCCGGCAGAGGCACGGCTGACCGACTACTTCATCAGCATTGGCGTACCGCCGGACGAGGCAGCGCGCCGTGCCAGCCGGCTCAAGGATATGTCGCCCGCCAATGCGGTGCTTGAGCTTTACAAAATCAATTTGCAGGCGCTGCCGGCTAATGCTTCCGAAGCGGATCGACAAAAGGCACTCAAAACAGCTCAAACCGACGTAGATGCAATTTTTCCAAACAAAACGCCGGAGAAAAATGGATCTTTAGGCGCAAATGGCGCGCAATCCACGCGCCCAGCAAACCCGAAAATCAACAAGGTTATTGGCCTCAATTAGCGCGGAGTCGAATACCTGACAGGCGCCTAAACTCATGGGAATCCTCTCACGGCTTTCCTTGATTAAGGCGCTTCATGGACAAGAAAGACACGCTCGGGCTTGATTCGCTCAACACATCTTCCGGTCTGAAAGAAATCCCTTGGGACAACACCTCGGGCGCCCTAACAGAGATTCCGTGGGACACACCAGCGAAACAACCCGGCGCGCCGGATACCAGGCAACGTCTGCGCCAGGTTGATGCCGCGACGCTGCGTTTGCTGGCCGACCAAGAGGGCGCAGGCCACCTTGTTCCTGTCATTGAAGCGCTCTACGGCCAAGAATCCGGCAGCGGCGCAAACGCGCGCACCTCAACCGACGGCGCGCAAGGCGGGATGCAGATTATCCCCGCCACCTTTCAGCGGTACGCCAAGCCGGGGGAGCGTATCGACAGCCCTGACGACAACATGCGCGTCGGGGTGCGGATCATCAAGGATCTGGCCAACAAGTTTGGCAACGACCCGGCCAAGATTGCCACCGGCTACTTCTCCGGCGAAGGCAACGTCAATCCGGGGCAGGGCAGCGCGTGGAAGAATGACGCCCGCGACGGCAACGGCAAGTCGGTCAGCGGGTATGTGTCCGACGTGTTGAAGCGCGTAGGCGGCGCGCCCACCAAAGAGCAGGCGCCACAACAAAGCGCCCCCGATCTGGACAAGGCGCCCAAGTGGAAAGATGTTATCGGCAAGCCAGAGTACGCCGCTCTGTCCGACGCTGAAAAGGCCGAAGCTAAAGCCGCCTACTTCGATTACTGGATCGCCCCGCACGCGGGCGACGAACGCGACGCAATCCGCGCCAAGTTTTTGTCGCAAAAAGACGAAGGCCCAAGCCTACTGAGCCGCGCCGCCTCCGCGGTGGGCGATATGTTCAAGTCGGAACCCTCGATTGCTGAGAAGGCTGCCGCCCTCCCGGCGAAAGAGTTGCCAACCACCAGTCGAGTGCCTGTCGAGCGCAAGGTACGCGACGCCTTCAACGCCCAATGGGACGCTGCCACCCCGGAACAGCGCGCCGCACTGGCGCAACAACCTGGCTGGCAAGGGATGCTCGCGAGGGAGCGCGCGGGCCTGTTCGAGCAGGCCGGCAAGGCCGCTCAAGGCACGCCTTCTTCCGCCATGCTTGATCCGCGCGTCGAAGCCCGCCGCGCGCAGTTGATTGCCAAGGGCGAAGATCCGCGGTTTGCCGAGCGCGCGGCAATGGAAGGCGCTCGCGCTGGGGCGCTTCCGGGGCAGGAAGTTGCTGCGCTGGGCGGCACCGCGCAAAAGTCCGAATTTGACTTCGACACCAAGAACCTGTTTGACCCAAACAAAAACCCCAACGGCCTTAACAACCCGCTTACTCGCGGTATTGCAAAAGGCGGTTTGGGGTTGGGAAAAGCCGCCGCAGGCTACACGCAGTTTGTCGGGGACGTGCTGGGCATCGACGGCATGGCCAAATCCGGCAAGCGGGTGGGCGGCGCAATTAGCGGCAAAGAAGATGCGATTGGAGATCGCGGAGACTTCCTCGGGCGGAATTTTGAAGGAGCGATCAATTCCATCACGCAACAGCTTCCGCTTCTGATTGGTGGCGTCAAAGGCGCGTCAGAAGCCGCAGTGTTGAGCGGAATGGCATTTCAGTCATTTGGTCAAGAGTACAGCGACGGCCGCGCCAAGGGGCAGGACGTGGCGCAAGCCACGACCCGCGCGGCAATCTTTGCCGCCTTTGAGGTAATTGGCGAAAAGTTTGGCTTGGGCGACCAGCTTGCCGCTCTCAAAGGCGCTGCCAAGGGAATGCCTACCGACCAGATACTCGGGTTCCTTGGTTCCGCGCTTAAAAAGGAAATCCCCGGCGAGTTGCTGACCACCACCGGGCAATTTGCCACGGACAAGTTTGCACCCGGCGGGGTGGGCCTGACGCCACAAGCAACGGGAGCCGATTACCTAAAGCAAGTGGCCGACACCATTGCACAAACATTCATGCAATCGGGTTTGATGGCAGGTGGCACCACCGGCGTATCCAAGGCTGTGCAATTTGCCCGCGAAGGCCGAGACAGTTCCGCCGTGATGGCAAACGCCGCCCGCGAAAGCGCACTGTCTAAATGGTCGCAGGGTTTGGGTGGCACCCCCACCAGCGCCAACGTCACCCCCGACGGCCGCCTCGACCCAACGACGGCAGGCACCAGCACGATGACGCCCGCCGAGCCGTCGCCTATCGACGTGCATCCGACGGTGCAAACAGCCGATGCCATTGTCAAAGAGTTGGCGGCACAGGCCGGCATCCCGGAATCGACCGTACTCCCCACGCCAGCCGCCAATAGCGCCGAGGCGGTGGCCGATCAGGACGTGATGGACTTTGCCAGCGTCCGGTACGACCAACTGCGTGCCAAGCGCGACGGCTCGATGGAAACCGTTGTCACGGAGCAAGGCCCGGTAGATCAGACGGTTCCCGGGGTTGGTCTGTCTGCGGCAGAAGCGCAGGAATTGGCTGCGCTGGAAAAGGCCCAGGGCAATCCTCAGGCATTGCGTGCGCTGTACGGCTTTGATAAACCCCAAGGAACCCCATTACAGGAGACTCAAAATGCAAAAACTAACCAACAAGGCCAAGCAGTTGGGCCTGCACCAAGCCCGAGTGCCGTCAGCACAGATGGGCAGCCAAGCGGGGCAGCCACCGTCGAAAGCGCCGCAGGGCAGGCCCCAAGCGCCCAAAGCAGTGCCGGCGCAGGCCAACGATACCCAGGGGTATCAGCCCAAGCGCCGGTAGTCTCGCTGGCCGACCGCTCCGAGGAGGAATTGCGCCAGCAGTTGCGCAATGCCAATTCCAGCAAAGTTCGCAAAGCCATCAGCGAAGAACTGGCGCGGCGCAAGGCAGTGGAAGCCACCAAGACGAATAGCCGTGTCAAGCCTGACGAGCCTCCACTGGCTGAGGGGATGACCCGTTTGTACCACGGAAACGCAACCCCCGGCCGATACGACGGAAAAGCATGGTTTTCCACACAAAGGAGCTATGCGGAAAATTATCGTGGCTCAGACTCTGAGCTTCAATACGTTGATGTTCCGACAGAGCGCATAAACAAACTGGCTGACCCTGATGGTTATGGCCAGACGCCGGATAAAGGATTTCAATTCAATGTCGAGTTTGACTCGGCAGATGTCGGGGTGCGCAAACCTTTGCTGCAAACCAAGCCCGCCGCCCCCACAGCCGAGAAAGAAGCCAAGGAGCAGAAAGCAAATGGCCCTCAAGCCGTTGAAGCCCAGCAAGCAGAAGCGCAAGGATCGGAAGCACCCGCCGTATCAACCGGGGCAGTAGATCCTGCCGGCAAGACCGACAAGAAGCGCCAAGCCGCGCTCGACCGCATTGCCAATGGCACGGCGTACTTCTACACCCCGGACAAAGCCAAGGACTTCATCAAGAAGAACGGGCTGGCCGACACACACGAGGCGGTGAAGAACGGCAAGCGGTTTGAGATTGTGGCGAAGGGGGCGGAAGCGGTTGGCGAGAAGCCCAAGACCGAGAAAGAGGCGAGGGAGCAACGCGAAGCCCCTGGCACTCGAATCAACGGCGACGTTGAGCGTAAAGCGGCTGACCGTCTGGAGCAGCTTTACAACCAGATGGGCAATATCACCAACCGCAACAGCCTAGAAGGAAATGCCAAGGCAGCGGTGCAGGGAGTTATTGCTGAACTGCGCAAGGAAAAAACCGTTTCGAGCGTAACTGCCATTCTGAACGACGCGGCAGATGCATTGGATAGGAATTACCGCGCATTCGCTGACGTGATCCGCGAGGTGTCGGACGATTTGGGCGGGGAGACTGCTAAAGATTCATCAAAGGCCGAGGCGGTCAAGCCCAAGACCGACCAAGCCCCCAAAGCCGACGACTTCGACGCCATGTTCGATGACGTGCTGGCCGAGGAATTGGCGAAGGATGAGGGCAAGACGGCCAAGCCTAAGAATGAGCGCGAAACCAAGTACAACCGTCTGTCTGACGAGTGGAATGCACTGACTGAAAAACGCAAAGCGGCGCCAGAATCCGAGCGTGCGGCCATCGAGGAACGGATGCGCGCCATTGATCTTCAAATGCGCGCCATTCAGGGTGACGTGCAGCGCGAGGCAATGGCAGAAGGAAATGCCAAGCGGAAGCAAGAGGCTAAGGCGAAGTACGGCGCCATGCCGATTGGCACTCGCATTGGCTTGATCGAGTTTCCAGACAACGACAACATCTATCTGGAAAAGACTGGCACGGACGAATGGACTCGCTTCGGCATTGGCTCGGATACCCCGACCAGAACTAGCGCCGAGATGGAGGGGGATCGAGTTATTGCCGATGCCGGAAAGGAAGCCCGCGCCCAACGCACCGCCGCCGAATCGCTGGCCAGCGCCGCGAAGAACACCGCCGCCGGTCTGGACGCGGCAATAGACGGCTTGGGCAAGTTGTTCGGCGGTTCCGGACGACTGAGCAGTGGTCTAACCTTCGACGAGGAAACCTACGCAAAGGCCAAGCCGCTTTTCCTGCAAGCTATCGCCAACCTGAAAGACGCCGGTTCGGACTTGAAGGAGGCCATGCGTACCGTTGTGCGAATGGTACTGGACAAGTTTGGGGCGGAAGCCGCCGGCAATATGAAGCCGTATGTCGTGCGGTTTATTGAAGAAACGGCTGGCACTGAAAAGCGTGCGGAAAATGCCACCACCGCCACCGACCTTTTCACCCCCGAAGGCAAATTCAAAGTCGCCAAGGAGATTGCCGACTTCCTGATTGGCGACGGCTCATTCAAGACCATCATCGAGGCGCGCAAGCAGATCAGCGAGATCATCGGTCGCCCGATTGAAGCCGCCACCGAACTGGCCAAGCAGGCCGACGAAGCTATCGAAACCGGGGTGGTGCTGGCAGGGCGCGAGATTGTTGAGGCCGGGCGCAAGCAAGGGCGCTCGCCAGAGGTGATCTACAGCCGATTGGTCGATTTGTACAACCGCCAGCCGAATCTGTCGGTGCGCTCATCGACCAGTGTGCGCGATCAGGCGTACTCGACCCCCGTGCCGCTGGCTTACCTCGCCTCGGAACTGGCCGGCATCACCTACAACAGCAAGGTGCTGGAACCGACCGCCGGCAACGGCATGTTGCTGGTCGGGGCGAAGCTGGAAAACTCGGTCGCCAATGAACTGAACCCCAAGCGCGCCGCCATGCTCGATGCGATGGGATTCAAAGCGGAGCAGAAGAACGCCGCCACCGAAAGCATGGCCCCGGCCAAGTCGCAGGACGCGGTGATTGCCAACCCACCTTTTGGCGTAACCAAGGACGCCCAAGGCAACACCATCATCTACGAGGTGAAGCCAAATTACGGCACCCGCGAAGTGGATCACGCCATTGCCTTCAAGGCGCTCGATACCATGAAAGACGACGGGCGGGCGGTGCTCATTGTTGGTGGTGTACAAAGTGAAGCCGAGGAAGCGCGCCGGGAGGACTACCGGGGCAAGAGCAAGCGCACGTTCTACTTCAACCTCTACAACGACTACAATGTAGTCGATCATTTCACGGTTGATGGCGACCTTTACTCCAAGCAAGGGGCGAGCTACCCGGTTGATGTAATCGTCATTGACGGGCGCGGCAAGTCGGCACGCGATCTGCCCGCAGCCGACCTCCCGAAAATCATCCGTTCGTATGACGAACTTAAGGAGAAGTTGAATGGCGCTAATGGCGTGGAGTCCCGAGCAGACAGCGGCACCGATGGAGTTGGTGGCCGTGATGGTCAGACCGGGAGTGCTGACGGAGAAGGATTGGGCGGAAGCACTGGCGGATCGAGTGACGAAGCTGGCACGCAAAGCCAGCCCAACGGATCTGGTTCGGGCGTGCGCGTCAATGGGCCTGCCAACGGAGGACGACCCGAATCAGGCGGGCAACGTGTTGGTAATGGGCAACTGGAATCTCAGAACGCACCTCAGCCTGGCGCTGGCGGAAAGCAGCCCGTTTCCGGTAACGGTGAGCAGCAACAACCCGGACGCGCAGGAAGCAATCGAGCAAACCGATCTGACAGCGTGGGTGGATCTAGCGTTGTCGCAGGTGAGCGAGTCGAGTCTGGACTGACCGATCGCCGGGGCGAGGAACAGGAAACCGAAACCCAGGTTGCCTACGCCCCCCATTCTCAAGCCTCGTCGGTCGGCACGCTCGTGCCGAAGGCGATGCGCGACGCCATCGACGCCTCGATTCAACGGATTGAGGACAGGGTAGGCGACCTTGACCAGTACGTTGCCGACTCGCTGAAAATGGACGCGGAAACCTTGCGCGCCAATTTCTCAGCCGAGCAGGTGGATGCACTGGCACTGGCCATCGACAACGCCGAATCCGGTGCGGGCTTCATCATTGGCGACCAGACCGGCATCGGCAAAGGCCGGGTGGTGGCGGCCATGATCCGGTACGCGCTGGTCAATGGCAAGACGCCGATCTTCGTTACGGAAAAGCCGAACCTGTATTCGGACATGATCCGCGACTTGGACGACATCGGCATGACCGATGAATTGGCGCTCGACACCAAGAAACCACGCATCCTTATCACCAACGGCGGCGAGTCGATCCCATACACCCTGATTCGCAACAAGAATGGCGAAGTCACCGAAACCAACCTCACGCTAAAGTCTCCGAAATCCGGCAAGGCGCTTGACGAAATGATGCGTGACATGGCCGCCTCGGACAGCTTGGGCGAGTACCGAGTCATTTTCACGACGTACAGCCAGTTGCAGACCGTCAAAAGCAAGGTCACTGAGCGCCAACGCTTCGTCAAGCAATTTGGCGACAGCAACTACATGATCTTTGACGAGTCCCACAACGCAGGCGGCGGCGGTGAGCAGCAGGCACGCAGCAAAGATCAACGGGACGCGGAAAAGAAAGGCGAAAGCACAGCCGCGGGAAGATCCGGTTTTGTCCGTGACTTGGTGAAAAACGCCTACGGCACCTTCTTCTCGTCGGCTACCTACGCCAAGCGCCCGGACGTGATGGATCTGTATTCCAGCACCAACATGAGCTTGGCCGTAGATCGGCCCCGCGACCTTGCAGACGCGATCAAGCGCGGCGGCGTGCCAATGCAGCAAGTGGTGGCCACGATGCTTACCAAGGACGGCCAATACATTCGCCGTGAGCGCACGTTTGCCGGCGTGTCCTATGACACGGTGGAAACCAGAGTCGATAAGGAAACCGCTGAAAACATGGCATCGGCCATGCGCTCCATTCTTGCTTTCTCTCGCGCCAAAGAAGCCGTGATTGCGGACATGCAAAAAGAAATGGACAAGCAAGGGGCGATGCTTTCCGCTGTTGGTGGAGAATCCAGCAGCGTGCAAGGCGCCAATTTTGGCTCGATCATGCACAACTTGATCGACCAGATGTTGCTGTCACTCAAGGCGCAAGACTCGGTAAATCACGCCATTGAGCGCCTGAAAGCCGGCGAAAAAGTGGTGATGACAGTATCGAACACGATGGGTTCGTTCCTGAAAAACTATGCCGAGGACATGAACCTGAACGCCGGTGACCCGGTGGCTCTGTCATTTTCTGACCTCTATAACCGCTATCTGGAAAAACAGCGCATCGTAAAAATCAAGTCAGCAAACGGTGAGGTGAAAGAGCACCGCCTGACCGACGCAGAACTTGGCCCCTCGCTGGTTGCCATGTTCCAGCGCATCAAGCAGCAGATTGCAGAATCCGGCTTTGGCTCCGCGCCCATTTCGCCCATCGACTACATGCACGCCGAGCTTCGCAAGGCGGGCTACAAGACCGACGAAATTACCGGGCGCACGATTGCTTTGAATTACGAAAGCGGCGAGCCAGTGCTGGCCACGAGAACCGCCAACATCAAGCAGCGCGTCGGCGCCGTGCGCGGGTTCAATAACGGTGACACCGATGTGTTGATCTTGAATCAGGCCGGCTCCACGGGCCTGTCCCTGCACGCTTCCTCAAAATTCAAGGATCAGCGCAAGCGTCACATGATCGTGGTGCAGGCCGAGAAGAACATCGACACGCATATGCAGATGCTTGGCCGGGTGCATCGTACCGGGCAGGTGGTGGCGCCGGCTTACTCGCAAATGATGGCCGACATCCCCGCGGAAATGCGCCCGGCTGCCGTGCTCCTCAAGAAGATGGCCAGCCTTAATGCCAACACCACGGCCTCGCGCAAGTCGGCTGTGACCGCTGAGGGCGTGGTCGATTTCATGAACGACTACGGCGGCCAGGTGGTGCATGAGTACCTGCGCGATAACCCGGAGGTATATCAAGCAATCGGCGGATCCAAAGTCATAAAGCTGGTCGAAGATCCGACCGAGGATGCTTCCGAGGACGACATTCGCAAACTCACCGGCTACATTCCGATTCTGCCCATCGCGCAGCAGGAAACCATCTACAAGGACTTGATCGACCGCTACAACGAGTTGCTTGAGCGCGAAAACAGCTTGGGCACCAACAAACTCGAAGCCAAGGCACTGGACTTGGATGCCGAGACAATCGACTCGCAGCCGATCACCGAGCAGAAGGAAAGCCCGTCTATCTTCGCCGCCCCGGCGCAGATGGAGCGCGTGGATGTGAAGCGCACGGTGAAGCCGTATTCGACCGCCGAAATCACCGACATGGTGAAGGAACGGAGGGGAGACAAGACGGCTGTGCAGATTGCCAACGAGGCCGTCGCGCGGCTGGTAGAGCGCACTGCCGATTACTCGAAAAAGACAATCGAGAAGATGCAGGCGGCGGAAGCGCCCGATCCCGTGCGGATCGAGGCCACGCGCAACCAGATCGACATGGCGCTCAACATCGCCAAGACGGTGCTTTCCACTTACCGAATTGGCGACACCATCTCGATCACGGACAACAACGGGCAGGTGCTTTACGGCGCAATCACCGACATTTCCAATTCCGGGCGCACGGCCAACCCGGCCGCCGGATCTGACTGGAAAATGCAGATCGCGCTGGCCAATGGCGATGCAAAGTCTTTGACGTTGAGTTTTTCACAACTCGCCGCCCGTTATCGACTGGCCAAAGAAACCAGCGTGAATTGGTACAACGCCGAAACACAGGCGCTTGAGCCGATGCGCGTGCTCGACATTTTCGACAAGGGCGCCACGGTGCGCCGCGAAAAGCGGTGGATGGTGACGGGCAACATTCTGGCTGGGTTTGCGCAATACCAAGGCCAGATCGTCAGCTACACGAAGAAGGACGGCACGATCGGCCAGGGTGTGCTGATGAGCCGGCAGTTTGACTTTGCCAAGGAGCAAAAGAATGCGCCGGTGAGGATCAAGAGCGCCGACGCCGCCAGCAAATTCTTTGGCGCAACCGCAGACGGCGCCACCATCGGAACCCCGGACGCTGCTTTGCGGATCATTGCGCGCGGCAATGGCTATACCGTTTTGGTGCCGAGCAGCAAGAAAGAAGGCGGAACCTACTTCTTGGACAGTGGCCTGACCAACGCGCTTGGTGGGGACTTTTACAAGACCGGATCGGTGATGACGGCTCGCAATGTCACCGAGGCGCAAATGCGCAACACGGTGGAATACCTGCTCAAGCAGCGCGAGGAAACTCTCGTGGCACTGAGCAATCAGGAGCAGGCGCGGGAAATGTTTGCGGTGAAGGGAGAGGCCGGCCCCCGCGAGTTCAACGACATTGCTAGCCCGCTACCCGCCACCATCAAGGTCGATGGCAAAGACCGCCCCACCCGCAACAGCCAGGGCAAGAATATCCACCCGACCGCCGAGGGTGTGCGCAACTTCTGGAAGTGGTTTGGTGATTCCAAGGTGGTGGATGAGCAGGGCCGGCCGCTGGTGGTTTATCACGGGACGAACCGAGATTTCAACGCATTTGAACGTCAGCCGTGGTTCCGCAAGCAGGAAGGTCTGGACTCTATCGGTTCGTGGTTTACCGATAATCCTGATCGGGCGGCCGACTACGGCGACTCGATCATGCCGGTCTACCTAAAGATCGAAACGCCAAACATCTACGATAAGTTTGTGGATTTGCGACTGGACTGGTCAGAAGCACAACCGGCTCGTGGCGATTACGCCGCAATGCACAAACAAAACAAGCATTGGGGTAGCACAGAGGCATACCGGGACAGTGTAGCTGGTACGGATGGCGTTGTTATAAAGCAGCACGGCGACGCAGAGTGGAAAAACCAAACGGCCTATGTTGCCTTCGACCCCACCCAAATCAAATCCGCCATCGGCAACACCGGCGCATTTGACGGGGCCGCGCCTTCGATCCTGAACGACCTCTCCACCGCCCCAGCCGCCGCTTTCACCCGCACGCCCGAGCCGGTGCGCGCCAACGCGCTGACCAAACTCAAGGGGCTGGAACGCCGCCTGAGCGACGGCAGCATCACCGAGTCCGAATACCGCCTCGGGGTGCAGCAGTTGATCGGCAAGCTGGAACAGCGCAACGACGCCCGCGACGAGCGCCGCATGGAATCGGGCCGCCGCCGTGGAGCCGACTGGATTGTGGCGCAGCTTCGCCGTGGGGTGGCCGACAACACGGTGCCGCGCAACGAGGCTGACTTTGCGGAATGGTTGCTCGACCAGAATCCAAATCTGGCCAACGGCTTGGGCATCAGCATCAGCGGCAAGGACGGCAACGGCGCGGCCGGCAATTACAACCCGCTGGCCCAGATTGCCAAGCTATTCACCTCGGCCAACTTGGGAAGCGGCACGGCGGTGCATGAGATCCTGCACCACACCGAACGCATGATGCCGGTTGAAGTGCAAAACGGCGTAATGAAGGCGTGGCAACGGGCGTGGGACGCCGCTTACAAGGCGGGTGATGCCAAGCTGAAAGCCGCACTGGATGACATGCTGGCGGCCAGCCTTGGTGACAAAAACGCGCACGGCCGCACCAAGTCAGCGTTTGCCGCTGGCACGCTCCGATACGCCGACCACTACCAGTTGTTCAGCCCGTCAGAATTCTGGACGGTCAATGCCACCAACATTCTGTCGGGCCGTTTTGCCGCTCAAGGTTCGTGGGTCAAGACGGCAATCCAGTGGTTCAAAGAGTTCGTGCAGCGTGCCAAGGCGGTGTTCGGCCTGCGCTCCGATGCTCCGATTCTGGAAGCACTGGATGACGTGATGAAGGGCGAAGGCGTGTTCCAGCCAGGTGCCGAAATGATGGCGGAACGGGTGGATGGGGCCAGCAAGTCGGGTGACATTCTCTACAACGACATTGTTCGGAAGTCGCAGGAACGGCTCGATGAGATCGGCTTCTTCGGCAACGCCATGCACACGCAAAAGAGGAAAGGCGAACTGATGCCGGAGTACGGCAAGGTTTGGAAGCTGGCGCGTCAGATGCAGGCCACGCTGGCCCGCGCGGCAAATCGCCCGGCTGATATGGCCCCCGGCGTGCTAGCAAAGGTGGATGACGTTGGAGCCGCCGCGAAGTCGCTTGTGTGGATCAATAACAATCACAAACACAAGGTCGCAGCAGCCGCCGCCTTGTTCGCCGGCACCACGGCTGGCGAAACCGCGTTACAGGGGCGCGTCTGGACGGAAGACGAGTTCAAGCAGCGGTTCAGCAGCAACGAGGCGGCGTGGAAGATGTATCAACAGTCACGCAATGCAATCAATCAAAGCCTGACCGAAGTGGCTTCCGCCGAAGCGTATTCGGTGGTTTATGGTTTGCTCGGGAAAGACCGCAAAACCATTCTGGAATCCTTGATTGACAGCCCACAATACGCAGAAAGTGTGATTTCCGAAAAGCTCAATCGGTTGATTTCCAAAATCAACGCAGCAATCGAGAAAGCCTCAGAAGCCGGCAACGATCAGCAAGTCGCCTCACTCGAAGAAACGCGGGCAACCGTCGAAAAAGCGCAAACCACGTTGGATGCTTTGTTTCAGCGTGCCCAGGATCTTAAAAACGCCGGCTATGCGCCGCTAATGCGTTTCGGGCCGTACATGGTAACGGTTCGGGCAACCGACCCGGCTACCGGAGAAAAAATACTAAATGCAGATGGAAAACCAATTACGCTTGAGCGGCATCACTTCGAGACAGAAGGCGAAGCGATGTTTGCCAAAGGGATGATCGAGGCGAAATACTCTGGGCGCGATGATGTTGTGATTGCCTCGGCAAAACAGACCGACGAAAAAAACCAGCTTTACAGTGGCGTGTCTCCTGAAACCATTGCCATATTTGGCGACGTGCTGGGGCAAAAAAAGGTGGCCGAAAAGTTCATTCAAAACATTTTGAATGAACGCAACGCCATGAAACGCCGGTTGGATCGCGAGCAGATCGAGGGGTTTTCTCAAGACCTGCCGCGAGTGTTGGCTTCGTTTATCACCAGCAATGCCCGTTTCGCCGCGCAGAAGTACCACATGCGCGAGATTCGCGAAACAGCGCACTACATGAAGCAAGGTGATTCGCAGACCGAAGCCAAGAAGCTGATTACCGACGTGCTGCAAAAAATAGACGAAGATCCGGGTGCGGTGGTGTCTAGTGCCGCATTTTCGTGGTTCATTGGCGGAAACGTGGGTTCGGCCATCACCCAGGTGACGCAGCCAGTGCTGCAAACCTATGGCGAATTGGTGTTCAAAGGCGGCAAGAAAGCGGCAACCATACATTTTTTGGCGGCTCTGCCTTACGCTGCTGGCCTGAAACAGATCACAGACCCAGATCTGCGCAAAGCCCTCAAGCGTGCCAGTGAGTTCGGCGTGGTTGAGTCTCAGGAAATTTATCACCTGTACTCAACGGGCGCCCGCAACATTGCTTCGTGGATGGCATCAAAACTTGCTGCGTTGCCGGGTGCCAAAAACACTTTGCAGCACGCCGGTTCCAGCGCGCAGATTCGCTTGCAGGCATTCGGTACGCTGTGGGGGTCAATGTTCGCCGCAGGGGAATCGTTGAACCGCCGAATTTCCTTCATCGCCGCCTACACCATGGCGAAAGAAATGGGCAAGACCGACCCGTTCAGCGAAGCCGTAGATGTGGTCGATAACACCCAAGGTATCTTTGACAAGATCAACCGGCCAAATTTTGCGCGCAAAGGTGGCGGTCGCACTCTGCTGATTTTCCAGCAATTCAAAATCACTTACCTTGAGCAGCTTGGCCGGTACATGAAAAAGGGCGGGCCGGAAGGCCGCCGTGCGCTGTTGATAATGGCGGCGATCATGATGCTGGCCGCTGGCGAAGAAGGTCTGCCGTTTGCTTTGAACATTGAGGACTTGATTGGCGGCATAGCTCGATTTGCTGGATACAACCTCAATACCGCCAAGTACAAGCGCGAAAAAGTAGAGGAGTTGCTGAACGCCGCCCTGAGTATTGGGTTCGAGAAGGAGACTGCCGAGAAGTACGCCAGACACGGGCGCAACGTGTTCCTGTACGGCCTTTCCTCGCTGACTCCGTTTGATATGTCACGCCTCGGCTTAGGTCGCATACTGCCGACGCAATGGATGACGGCCCGCACGCCGGGTGAGATGGGGCGTGCCGTGGTGGAAATCATTGGGCCGGTGGGCAGCATGGGCCAGCAGGTGCAAGACGCCTTCGACAAGGGTGCCGATGATGGATTCCTGTCAGGGTTGTCGCAATTGGCCCCGACCGCCGTGGTCAATGCCAAGAAGGGTGTTGAAATGTGGAACACCGGCGAATACCGGAATGCCAAGGGAGCCAAGATCGGCAACGTGAATGGGTTTGAAGCCGTTGGCAAGGGGTTGGGCCTGCAACCATCGGCCATCGCATTAAAGAATAGGGCAGTGAGAGCCGGGTTGCAGGACGTGACGGTGCAAAAGGACATGCAATCCATGTTCCTGAATCAGTACGTCCGAGCCGAACGTGATAACGACACGGAGGAAATGAAGCGGATCAGCGAGAAGGTCGACGAGTGGAATGCCAAGAACCCCGAGGCAGAAGTGCGCTTGACGGCAAAGAACATCATCCCCGCGCGCAAGAATCTGTCGATGGATCTGGAAACGCGCTCACTCAAGAGTGCTCCTAAGCGAATGCGGGGGGATCTCGCAGACACCATCGGGAAACAGTAACGGCTGGACACACGAAATGCAGGCATCCGTCTGTTGCTTGGTTGCACTTAAATGGGTCACCAAGTGACACTGTACGGCACGCAGGCGGTTGAGTTCGTCAATCGCCTGTTCAGCGTGAGGGTGGTCGGTGTCGTTGAGGATCAGTTCGATAAAGGGGGTGGGGATGAGCGAGAACGGCATGATCGGCAACACAGTTGATAGGGGCAATTTTCGCCCAGCAATCTGTATACCACCCGGCACAGGTGACAGAAACGTAAAAGCAATGCTTTCTGTCTTTCTTCCACCTGCACACTTCCTGCACGTTCAGTCCTGCTCAGTTGTGCAAAATGCTGCAAATCGGAATGGTCGGCCCACATAGGCCAGTAATTAAATCAATGAGTTAGAGTTCGACCACTTTGCTACGAACCAGGGGGTCGTGGGTTCAAATCCTGCCGGGCGCGCCATTTACAATCAGGGGGTTAGCGTTGATTGCTGGCCCCCTTTCTTTTTGCCCGCTGCACGTTTTCTGCACACTTTGCAGCAGCAGCGCACTGGCACCCGCCTCGATCTTCTCCACGGCCCGGTACAACTCCAGCAGTTCGGCGGCTGAATAGTGCGTGGTGATGTTGCCGTTCTTGTGACCGAGCAGGTCTTGCCGGGTTTCGTTGCCCACCCCGACCGCCCGCAGCCGGCGCCCGAAGGTGTGGCGCAGGTCATGGACGTGCAGGGTGCGAAAACCAGCGGGTGCGTCACGGTCGAACACCTCCCGGTACTTGGCCGCCGCTTTCTTGCGGGCGGTCTGCCAGCCGGTGTTGTTCATGGTTTCGATCCGATCTTTACGGAACGGGAACACCCACTTGCGGTGCTTGCCGCGCTGGGCCTCGATCACCCTCCGGGCCACGGCGTTTAGCACCACCACGCGGGCGCACCCATTCTTGGTTTCGGTCAGGACGAATACCGACGCGCCCAATTCCTCGACCTCCTGCTCCTGCCCCCACTGCAAGGCGCAACATTCTTCGTCGCGCACTCCGGTATGCACCATGAACAGCGCCATCGGTTGCAGGTGGGCGGGTAGCATCGGGAAAAGGTGGGCCTGCTCTTTCCAGCTTATCGGGTACGGCTCGCGGGCATCGTTTGCCGGGAGCATGGTCAGCAGCGGCGGGGTTTCCAGCCAAGTGAGGCCAGTCACCGGATCACGCCAACGGCGGGCGGCCAGATTCAGCACGCGCCGCACCACGCCCAGCTTGTTGTTGATCGACTTGTTTTTGTTGCCGCGGGCCTTGCACCACGACACAAACGGCTTAAGGGTTTCGTCATGGATGTTTGACAGGGGCAGGGTGCCGACGTGCGCCACGGCCTGTTCCAGCCATGCTGCGTTGTCGGCTTTGCCCTTGGTGGCATCTTCTTGGATGAATTTGGCCGCTGCGTCTGCAAAATACCGCTTGGGACTGACCCCATAGACCGTTTGTTGCCGGATTTCTTCCAGCCGTCTGACAAGGTAGCGTTGCGCTTCTTCTAGCGAGACTGCTTTCGTGCTTTCTCGAAGCGTGCCAAAGCCTCTGACGCGCTTCTGGATGTGCCAGACCCCGCAGACAAGCCGGAGTCCTGGCATACGCTTGTGCCCCATGTGTCTCCTTTGCGGCCTGGGGCGCGACCATTCCGGTTGATATAGTCGTCGGCCCAAGCGTCTAGGTCAAGTCGGTCAAACGCCACGCCCTGCGTGCCGATAGGAACCTCGGTCAGCGCAGGGCGGATCTCCGCGTTGAAGCGGTTGCGATCCACCCCAAGGTAGGCCGGGGCGTCGCGCAGGCGGATAAGGCGGGGGAGGATCACAGCGTCCCCCACTGTTCCGCCATTGCCTTGGCGACCCCGGCGTAAGTCTCGCTACGGATCTTCCAGCGGTCGGCGCTTGGCGGAAGGCGGTTTTGCCCGCTGTCAGTCTGGTTTCCCCACCGCTTTTTTCCATTGACGATGCGAGGCGCAACGATATTTGTCGGCGTCATTTTTGGCAGACCTTTAAGCCATAAACACGTTGCCTTGCTGGCATCGTGCCCAAACTGCCACGGTTGAATGATCTGGTCTGGCTTCTTAATGCGCGTGCTGATGCAGCCGATTGAATTCTCAATGGCGATACGAGGAATTGGCGCCTGCATCAACAAGCGCACAAAGTCCAATGCGTCCTCCGTCAACTGCGGGTCACGCTTTCCTCTGGTTGTCCAGTGCATACCGGAAGCGCAAAGGTAATCGCACGGCGGGTGGGCAATCATCAAATCCCAACCTTCGTTAAGAATATCTCGCACGTCGCCGTTATAGTGAGGCCCGCTCACATCCGTAGGCAACAAATCACACGACATCGCTTCATGGCCGGCCTCCAAAAAAGCGTCACGTACCTTGCCGGAGTATTCGCAAGCGACTAGCACTTTCATTGCTTGCCCCTCTCCAAAATGGCAGCCACGCAGTCCCGCGTGTCGCCAAACCGCTCAAAATCCTCAAGCAGACGGGCGCACTCCTCACGCTCGGCAGCGGCGACAAGGGCGGCGAAGCGTTCGAGATCCTGCGGTGTGCGTATAGCCACTTCGCTGAATCCCGCCTCCCGCGCCATGCGTAGGATGTCGTCTCGGGTCATGCTTGCCTCCTTGCTCGGATGGCAGCGGCGCAGTCTGCCGTTCCGTCTAGATAAGTTTCGAATTCGTCATTCATACCGCCGTATTTCGGGTTGGTCATTTCATCACACACCTTTGCACACGCTTCGCGCTCTTCCTCCCGAGCAGCCTCGACCATGCCGCAGAATTGTGTCGTGCGTTGGCCTTCGGCACACTTGCGATAGCCTTGCGAGATGAGGTGTTCTTCGACTCGGGCGGCGAAGCGCGCAAGTGCTTTCGGGTGTTCGGCGTGGCAAGCTGGCAGATGTGCCTCCCGCGCCATGCGGTTGATGTCGTCGCTATTCATGATTCTTCTCCTTTAACTTGGCTTCGACAGCGTGAACAATCGCCGTCCTATTCATAAGCGGGTGCGGCTCATACGCAATAAGCGACAGCCTTTCCTCCTCCGTCAGCCCAACCCACTCACGGCGGGGTGGGTGGGTGTAGAGAGGCAATGCCCGATGCTGCTCGGCAAAGTCCTGCGGGTTGTCGGTAACGCACACTGACTTTCCATCAAGCGTATAGACCATCCACGCTACTGGCTCCTGCTCCTGCTGCGCCAGTGCGGCGCGGAGGGCGTTGATGGTTTTTTTGTTGTTTGGATGCCCGCTGATTCTGTCAGCTTTAACCAACGCCTCAAGCGCCTGTTTCATTGCTTCGATGCTCATACTTCCCCTCCGCCGATCATTCAGCAGTAACGATAGGTGTTCCAGTGGTTTCGCCAGCCGTTGCTATGGCAATGGCATACTCAAGATTCTGTGCCGCGCGTACATGGTGCAAGATGGGTGCAGGGAGTGGCTGTGTGTTGTTTTTCGGGTAAATCAACTTCCACTTTTCGCACAAATAATCCTGCACAACGTCTTCCATATAGCATCGCACCTGCAACGCTATTTCCTCATACGTTCTTTCTGTCCCGTCTATTCTTTCGATGCAATCTTTTAACGCGGCCAGAGCCTGTTTCATGGCTTCAATGCTCATCGAATAATCCTCATGTCAAAACCTCATCAAAAATGGAAAGTTGAGAAATCCTTGATGTCATGGCCGCGGCAATGCGCTGCTGTTGAAGTACGCAATACTCCGCGTTCAGTTCGCACCCCAAATAATGCCGGCCATGTTGGATCGCCACGGCAGCAGTCGTTCCGCTTCCCATGAACGGGTCAAGCACAATGTCGCCGGGGCGACTACCCGCCAAGATGCAGGGTTCAATAAGCAAGGGCGGGTAGGTGGCAAAGTGAGCGCCCTTGTAAGAGCGTGTTGGGACTGTCCAAACGCTGCGCCGGTTGCGTGTTTCGTAAATCTTGGTGATTTTGTCGAAGCCTCCGGTGGTCTCGCGCATTCCTGAATCGCGCTGCCCCTTGTGCGGAGCTTTGTTGCGCTTGGCGATTTGCAACTCTGCCGGTGTGACGCTTTGTTCTTTAATCGCCTCGCCGTCGAAGTAATACCGCTCCGACTTGCTCAGCAGGAAGATGTACTCATGCGCCTTTGTGCAGCGGTCGCGCACCGACTCGGGCATCGGGTTCGGCTTGTGCCAGATAATGTCCTGGCGCAAGTACCAGCCGTCAGCGCGCAAGGCGAATGCCAGCATCCACGGAATGCCGATCAGGTCTTTTTCTTTGTATCCTTCTGGTCGCGCACGCTTGTAATCTATCAACACGCCCTTGCTATTGCGCGTCAATTCACCAGCAGTTTCTGGCTTTGTCTGCCTAACCCGAGCCGCATAGCTATCCCCAATGTTGAGCCACAGCGTCCCATCATCGGCCAGCACATCGCGCACGCACCGAAACACCTCCACCAACGCGGCGATGTACTTCTCGGGCGTCTGCTCCAAGCCGATCTGCCCATCCACGCCGTAATCGCGCAGGCCAAAGTAGGGCGGGCTGGTCACGCAGGTCTGCACCTTTACGCCTTCGCTGGCCCATCGGCGCATGATTTCGCGGCAGTCTCCAAATTCGATCTTGTTCATCAGAATGGCACTCCGTCCCACTTCCACGCCGGGCACCCCACGTCCTTGACCTCTGCCGGCGGCTCGATATTCCCGGCCAGCGCGCACACCCGACCGGCGACATAGTGCTGACACGCCCCGCACCCGGTGTAGATTTGCTCCAGAAAGCTGATCTCGCGTTTGAGTTCAAGCACACGGGCTTTTATTTCCGCCTTCGTGCTGTATAGCAATCCTTCTGTTGGGTTCATGCCACCCCCTCCTTGCTCCAATCAAACTTTGCGTCGATCACCTTCCAGAATTTGCCGTCAGGCTTAACGGTGATGCTGACCGGCATCGGAATCTTTTTTGCATCAACCATTTGCAGAAACTCTGCCACCGTGTCCGGGCACTTGACGCCACGCTTCCAGCACCAAGCCACCGCGTGTTTGCGAACAAAGGCGCGTTCATCTTCCAGCGGCAGCCATTCATCGAAGAAAGACGCCCCGCATTCGTAAGTGACTCGGACTGAGGGCGGTTTTCCAAACTTGCGGTGCTCTCTGTACTGCACGTCAATCACCGCGTACTGCTTTGGCTTCTCCAGCGCCGCCACGATGACGGCATCGGCAGCGGTGGTGCCGTGCGCCGGCTTTTCTTCCCACACATGGCCGCAGCCTGGGCACAGCATTACCGAGGCGTGTACCAGTTCATGACAATCCGGACATTCCTTGACCGGGGCCACGGAAATCGCGTCCTCGTCTTTGGCGCGCTTTGACTTCACGCGGATCTGGTCAATCGGGCCGTGCCGCTCGACGTTGCCGGCGAAGTCCAGTACCAGGGTGTTTTCCTTCTTGCCATCCATGCGCAGCCCACGGCCCATGATCTGAACGTACAGGCCAACCGACTTGGTGGGGCGCAGCATCACGATGCAGTCGATCGACGGGAAATCGAAGCCGGTTGTGAGCAGCATGGCGTTGAACAGAAACCGGATTCGGCCCGCCTTGAAGTCACCGATCACACGGTCACGGGTGGTGGTGTCCATCTCCCCGGATACGTAGTCGGCTGTCCAGCCGCGGGCGCGCGCGGCCTCGGTGCAGTGCTTGGCGTGCTCGATGCCGGCACAAAACCCGAGAATGTGTTTGCGATCGCTGGCGTAGTAATTGACCTCGTGCAGCGCGCCGTGAATCAGCCCTTCTTTGTCCATGGCCGACTGCAATTCATTGGCGACAAACTCCCCGCCGCGGGTATGCACGCTCGACAGATCGGCCTTGGTGGCGCCGTTCTTTGCCACCAGAGGGCAGAGGTAGCCTTGCTTGATGAGGTCGCCCACATGGGCCTCGTAGGCCACGTCGGTAAAGACGCGGTTTTCGCCCTCGGTCAGCAGGCCCGAGTCCATGCGGTAGTGCGTGGCCGTCAGCCCGATCACTTTCAGGTGGGGGTTGTGATGCGTGAGGCCGGCCAGAAAGCGGCCATACATCGTGTCGGCGTTGCGCGGCACGAGGTGCGCTTCATCCACGATGACCAGATCGGTTCCGCCAAACTTGGCCGGCATCTTATGCACCGACTGGATTCCGGCGACTGTGATCTGGGCCTTTTGCTTTTGCCCGACGCCCGCCGACCAAATGCCGATCGGCGCCTGCGGCCAGTAGCGAATGATGGCCTTGGCGTCCTGTTCGATAAGCTCCTTGACGTGGGTTAGTACGACAATCCGCGTGGAGGGGTATTGCTCTATCGCTCCTTTGATGAAGGCGGCCAAGGTCAAAGACTTGCCCGCGCCGGTAGGCAGGACAATCAGAGGGTTGCCGCTGTGCGTGCCGAAGTACGCATAGAGGGCGTTGATTGCCTCGGTCTGATAGGGGCGCAGGGCGATCATTACGCCGCATCCTCTTTGATAAAGACACCATTCGGCATAAGCGTGCCCTTTCTGTCTTTGATTTCCTCGTAGGCTTCGGAAAGGCACTGCGTCATGTTGATGCCGCGCAGGGCGCAGTAATTGATGAGGCACACCAGCACATCGCCCACAGAGTCGGCAATCAACGGAGCATTGTTCCGGGCCTCGCCGGCGGCCAGTTCGCCCATTTCCTCGAACGCCTTAAGCAGTTGGCTGGCTGGCGTCGCGTTGGGAATGATCTTGCGGGCTTTGGCCCACTCAATGACGGCGTTTTCGAGTTGTTCGTAGGTGTTCATGGTTTCCCCTGATTAAGCAACGATGGTTGCGTTGAAAGTCGTGCGGAATTTCTCAATGTCCGGGTCGCAGATAGTCCGGTGATCGGCGGCTGCGCACACCTCCGCGCTGCGGTACGCAAACCCCACCGGCTTGTGACTCGGGTATTCGGCATCCTTGGTCAGCACCATGAAGGTTTCGCCGTTGTCCTTGCGCCGAAACTCAATCCAGTCCCCTCCCGCGTCAATGGCCTCGGCGTAGGTCAGCAGGAAGGGCAGGGGCAAGTGATCGCCACAGCCGGTGCGCTGTACCTGAACCGGAATGTCGGCCAGCTTCTTCGAGCATGACCACCGACCGTCGCCTTGGCGCTCGGGCGTTGAATGAACGCAGGTGCGGCAGGACAAGGCCGGAACCTTGTGGCCGTGGCACACGGCCTTGTGGTCGCACATATTGCAGACGAAGAATTTTGGGTCGTCGCTCAGTTTTGGCGGCGGCTCTGTAGAGAAGATGATGCTTTCTGCTTTCGCCTGCATCTGCTCGAAATACACCCGGTCAAACTGGATGCGATCGGCGTAGAGTTCATCGCTGTTCTTGTTTTTCGCCAAGTATAGAGCGCGCTCCATGCCAGACTTCCCCATGTACCACTGCATCTGGGCATAGTGCTGCGGCTTGCTTTTTTGCACGCCCTTTTTGGTCACTTCGTTGAACGACTTTTCCGAGTGGGTCTTGAACTCGACTACGTGCCACTTCATGCCCCCGCCCGGGATCTTGCGGGCGCATCCGTCCATGTGCCCGCGCATGTGGCCGCCGTGGTCTTGAAACCCGAATTGTTTGCCGGTGGCCGGATCAACGTCATAGACTTCAACCCCAATAGAGCGCAGATCGGCCACGAAGCGCGGCTCCTCGACAAAGCCGGATTGAAATAGACGGTACATGCGTCCGTCGAATTTAGGCTTGCCGGCCCAGCGGAAGTCATACCAAAGAGCGCGGGCGCATTCCTTCCCGATGATCGAGGCGCCCAGGTAGGTTCGAGAAAGCTCGCTGCCGTACCGCTTTTCGTAAGCCTCGTAGATGGCCGTGACCACCGGGCTTTCGGTGAAGTCAGAAATATCAGTCATTGAACTTCTCCGGGTGAAAGCAGTGTTCCAAAAACTCGGCGCCGTCCATCCCATTGAGTTCAGCAAACGCGGCCTTGGCCACTGCCCTGCACGCCATGAAAACGTGATTCAACACTTGCTCTTGATCGTCCATGGTTTTGACATAGGCACTGGCTTGCGCGATGGCGAATGACATGCAACGCATAAAATACGTCAGACTGTCAGGCGAGCGGTGCCCGTCCAGGTGTTCCAGCATCTTTGCTATTTCTTCTCCGTAATCCATCGCTCGCTCCTTGGTTGTTTTTTGAAGTTGGTGGCCGGGATCGAACCGGCGCCTGGCGCTTGTGTGGCGCGTGCTCTGCCTGTTTGAGCTACACCAACAAGGAGGGGGACTGGTGGGCATTCCTGTATGGGCGGGCCAGTGGCATGTACCCGCTTGGACTTCCCTGACTAGCCAATCCCCCTGCTTGTTGGCCCCCGTCTTTCCGGGGTGTCATGTTTGTGGCCGGCACTGAACTCCGGCTTGCGGTATTTGTTTGCGGTCTTTTTCGCCCGCCCATGATCTACGCCCGTCGGCCTCACCCGCTTACATGCTTCGCCGGTCAGCCCCGGCATTCACCAACAAGGAGGGGGACTGTTACGGTTGCGACCCGTACAGAGCACCGGGATGAAGGGCGTTGCGATAGGTTGCTTGCAAGTCAGAGCCTATCCTCGCCACCCAATGACCGGCTTCGTCCTGCCAATCCCCCTGCTTGTTGGTGCTGGTTTCTTTCCCACCAGCAAAGTCACCCATTCGGCAAGCGTCAGGGTTTGACGCGATCACGCGGGAGGAGCCGCCCGCGCTGCCATGACGCAATTACTCGCTCACAACCTCCGGCGCTTGGCCCTCCGCCTTGGCCGCGTCCTCCGCGGCTTGCAGAGCATTCAGGGCGACAAGGCGAATGTCATTGACTATCTCGGACACCTGCTCGAACGGCAGCTTGCCCAAGGCCGCGAGAATCAGATTCACATGATCGAGCGTGAAGGTGTAATTGATGGGTACTTGGTTCGGGTTCATGCTTGGTTCCTTTGGTTGGTTGTAGATTTCACGCGATAACCTTCAAGTTGCCACACCTTGTTAAGAGCATTCAATCTGGCAATTTCACGTCCGTAGGCCTCATTGAAATCTTCCGGCAGAATGCAGGCCGACTCTCCGACCACTGCAAAACCGTTTTCAAGTGTCAGGCAGCACACTGTCATGGTCGTGCCTTCAAAAACGTGGAATTGCTCTCTGGCAATCATTGATTCAAGGTGTTCAATGGTCAGTTTCATGGCGCTCATTTCTGCCAAGGCGGGAGAACCGCCGCGGCTTGATTTTGTTGGGCAACAGCAGGCGCGGGAGCGGGGGAAAACCCCACAGCACCGCCAGCCGAAACCGGCTCGTATTTCTTGATGACGTTGCACTGCCGTTGCTGTTTGTCCAGTTCAACCGCCACCGTCAGCAACAGGGGCTTGTTGTGCAACTCTGCCGAGTCGTTGGGCAGGATGATGCCGACGGCCCGACACACGGCGCCAAGCTCGCGCTGGGCAATCTCAATTGTGGTTTGGTTCTGGTTCCACAGATTCAATCTTGACCACACCTTTCTATTCTTCTGCGGGCCGTCGATCACCTCGAACGTGATTTGGAGGTAGGCGCCGTCGCCACGCTTGGTCGGCTTCTTTTCGGATGCCGTGGCGATGGCGATGTATTGCCCCTCGGGCAGCGCGGAAAACTCTTGCTGTTCTGGTACTTGCGATGCGTCAAAACCGGATAGATCGGCCATGATTTCCTTCCTTTCGTCGTTGAGTTGAGAAAACCTTTACTTCGTTGGCGCAGACATGGCGGCAGCAAGGTTCGCCTGAAACGCCGGCCAGTTGAGGTTGCAATCCGCCATGCCGTAGCGATTGCCAGCGACATACGCCGGGTGCGGATTGACGTGCAGCTTTCGCGCGCCGGTGGTGATGGCCTTGGTTTCCTTGTTGTTGAAACCGGAATCAACCTGCCGGGTCATGACCTCGTGAGCGCAGAATCCGATGATGTCGGCCCACTCGCTGATGATGGCCACGGCCCGCTTGTTCAGTTTCAGGCTGTAGGCGTCGTAGTCCTCGGACAGCGTTGGGTTCCGCACCTTGTTGATCTGCTCGTGCGCAATACAGATCACCGTCATATTCCGTTCGTTGCGAAGGTTGTCCAACGCCTCGAACGTCTTGCGCCACAGGTCGTCGGCCATGACGTAGCCTTTGCCGTAGCCGATCTTCTCGATGTTATCCACCCCATTTTCGCGGCAGATTTTCGTGAGTATCAGCGGCTCAAGCCAGTCCAGCGAGTCCAGAAAGACGCTTTGGAACTCGTGCTTTTCGTTGCGCAGCGTGGTGATGGCCGAATGCACGTCCTCGTAGGTCTTTGCCAGAGGGAAGGCGGCCACGTCGATATTGTCCAGCCCTTCCTCGGTCAGTATCCCAACCGCATCCGGGGAGGTTGCGGCAAACGTCGATTTGCCAATCTTCGGCGGCCCGTAGATAACAACCTTCGGCGCGCGCAGCCGCTTTCCGCGCGATATGCTTGATAGATCAAACGCCATTGCTCGCTCCTTCGCTCGTGATAATCCGACTCGGTTCTGCGCTCTCGCCCTTGAGATCACCCGCCGTGTCCTCAATAGCGGTGTAGTTCTTGGCCGCGCCCAGCACGCCAGACAAAAGCTGGTAGATCATGGCGTGGGCCTGGCTGGCCTCGTCCAGCTTGTCCCCGAAGTCTGCGGATACCGTCACTTGGCCGGTGGCCCCGTCGTCGGTGATGGTGATGGATGCCTGTGCCATAAATCATTCCCCCTTGAGTTCGACTTCCACTGCCGTCTTGGCCGGTGTGACCGTCAGCGGCAGCAGCTTGTAAATTTCCGGCTCGTTGGCCTGTAGGTACTTGACGCCTTTTTCATCAAGCTCGGGTTTCATTTTGACCGGGCGCAGGGACGGTGGGATCTGCTCTTGCACTGACTCCCATGCCTTCCAGTCCATCTTGCGCGACACCTTGCCGGTGATCGTCACCTTGTAGCCATCGACGTTATGCGTCTGGGCGCCCTCGTCGCGCTTGCCCAAGGCGGCGATCAGCGCCTCCTCAGCCGTGATGCGATCGGCATTCGCCTTTCGTTCGATAGCCTTCGCGCGGAGCAAAGCCTCCGCAAGCTCTTTCACTTCCATCGTTCGTTCCTTTCGGTGGTTTTTTGTAATGCGTTTTGAATGCTAAACGCGAAGTGAGAAAAACTCAACCATTCAAACAGCATTTCATCCCGGTTGAACGGGGTCAGAATTTTCTGCGAACGGTGGTTTCAGTGACGCGCCCGATGATGCGAACGCCATCGCGCAGGCGGTATGACGGATAGCGGGTGTCGTCGGCCACAAGCAATTCGTCCGGGCCTTCCTTGACGTACTTGCGCAGCACGGGTTCCCCGGCGCGCGACACCGCGGCAAGCACTACCTGACCTGGGCGAGCGTTATCCGCTCGGGATATGACGGCATAACACCCGGTCGGGCAGGTCGAGGTAAGGGCATCGGATGCAACCAGCATCCCCGCTGCGGTGTGGGGCGGATATGCCACGCAGGTTTGCAGTAATTCCTGCACCGCCTCCCACTTCCAGCGCAGCAGCGCAGAGGGAGAGACAACCGGCACAGTGAAAAGCGGCGGCGCGCCGGCCTGTTTGCGCGTCGTCAGCGCGGTGGATTCGACGCCAAGAAGCCAGTCGGCGCTCACCTGAAACCAGCGGGACAACTCGGCCAGATCCTCGGCGCTCGGCTGTGTCTTGCCGGCTTCCCACAGGTTGATTGCAGAAGCCGACCGCTTGAGTCGCTTGGCTACGTCGCGCTGTGTGACAAGGGGGTGAAGTGCCTGCCGGGCTGCGCGCAGGCGTTGGGACAAGACGGTTTTCATGGTCGCTCGCTCGGGTCGGTCGATCATTCAAGGTGCATATGCTACATGAGAAAAGTGCAACACCGCCAGTTTTTCTGAGCTAGAATTGGGTTGAGTTTTTCTCACCTCTATGACATAACCATGAAAGATATGGAAACCCCGATCGGATACACAGTTGAAGGAATCGTAGGCGTTGCGGGAGGCAAGGCGGCGGTCGCTCGCGCCTGCGGAGTCAGCATTCAGTCGGTTGCAAAGTGGGGGCGACGGGTACCAGCGAAGCACGCCAGGACAGTCGCCATTCTGGCCGGGTTGCCTCTGGAAATTGTGCGGCCCGACATGGTTCGGAGTTCATCAACAGGAGGTCAATGATGCTTTGGCTTATCGTGGCTTTTTTGCTTGGAGGATTTCTGGGGATCTTGTGCATGTCATTGATGCACATAGCGGCAGAATGTGACCCGGATCGGGATTAACCTGGAGGTAAGTTGCATTGTCACCGAAAGAATCCACATTCGCCGCGTTCGCGTGGAAGTTCATCGAGCGCGGTATCAGCGTTGTGCCGATCGCCCCCGGCACCAAGCGGCCCGGGCAGTGGTCAGAACAGAAAGGCTGGGAGGGCATGTCCGACTGGACGCGATTCGCCGCCCGCCTGCCCACGGAACTGGAACTGGAATTCTGGAACACCTGGCCCGATGCCGGCATTGGCGTCGTGCTGGGAGAATTCTCGAAGTTGATCGGGCTGGACAAAGATTATGACCTGCCGGGAAGTGGTAACGACGCGCTGCAAGCGTTGATCCCGTGGAGTCCGGTCGCCAAGAAGGGCGAAAAAGGATGGACACGGTTTTACCAATACAACGGCGAGAAGTCGTGTTCTTTCGACTGCAACGGGGTGCGGGTGCTGGACGTGCTCTCCGACGGACGGCAAACCTTGGTGCCACCCACGGCGCACCCGTCCGGGTGCTCATATGTCTGGATCACACCTGACGCGCTGGATACCATTGTCAATGTCACCGACCTTCCCAAGCTGCCGGATGATTTCATCGCCCAGGTAGAGCGGGTGCTGGCACCGTATCAGACCGAGGCCGACAAGAAGTACCAAAAGAAGAAGCCCGCACACCGTGACGATGGGAAGATCAACACCGACCTATCTATTCAGGCGCAATACTTCCGCGACTTGAACCGGCAGGCGCTTGACCGGCTGGAGGAGTGGGTGCCGAAGCTCATTCCGACGGCACGGCACGAGCGCACGGGCTGGCGGTGTGTGGCCACCTGGCGGCAGGCCAAGAATTACAACGTCGGCATTGACCCCAACGGAATACGGGACTGGGGCGGCAATTACGGCATGACGGCCATTGATCTTGTCATGTATGCCAACGGCCTGACGTTTGGCAAAGCAGCGGAGTCTTTGCGCGCATGTCTGGCCATGAGCGAGCCGGAGCCGATTGTCTTGAATGTTGGCACCGGGGCCGTGACAGCCGTGGCGACACCTCGCCCAGCGTCACCTGCGGCGCTGCCGTGGAACAAGCCACAACCGGCGCCCGTCCTGCTGCCGCCACAAACCAGCATGGAACCGGCCCCGGCGATTCCGAATTACATCAACAACCCGCCAGGGATCTTGGGAGAGATAGCCCGGTGGATCACCCAGACCGCTCCCAAAGCACAGCCGGAATTGTCCGTCGCCGCAGCAATCGCCCTGTGTTCAGTGGTGATGGGGCGCACCTACCGCAGTCAGTTCGGAAACCGGACTAGCCTGTATCTGGTGATGGTGGCGAAATCAACTGAGGGCAAGGAACACCCGCAGCAATGCGTCGAGAAGGTGCTCACCGCGGCGCACCTCGAAAACTTGATCGGCGGATCTGGCTACACCTCAGCCGGGGCGGTGTATTCGGCCCTGCTCAAATCGCCGGCCCACATTGCCACCATCGACGAAATCGGCAAGCTCCTGAAAATGTCGCGCGCCAAGGGCAACGCCCACGCGGAAGCCGCGCTTGATAAGCTGGTGGAAGCCTTCGGGCGACAAGACGGCATCCTGCGCCCGCCGACCTATTCGACAATGACGCTGAAAGACCATCAAAAGCCGTCGGAGCGGGTGATTCACAATCCGGCAATCACGATGTTGGGTGCGACCACACCCAATACCTTTTTCGAAAATCTGACCACAGATTTGGTCAAAGATGGATTCCTAGGGCGCTGCATCGTGGTCGAATCGCAGCAGCCGCGCCAGCTAACCCGATTCGTCGATCGCACCGACCCCCCGGCCCGGGTGATTGAGTGGTGCCAGGCCGTGCATGTGTCTGGTGCGGTTGATGGGAACCTGTCTGATGTCGTGGTGTCCGAAGCCCCGGCCAGTGTGGTTCATTTGCCGTTTGCGGCTTCGTGCTTGCCTATCATGGAAGCGTTCGAGGCCGAGCTGAATGACGCCAAGACAGCCGGGGAGGGAGAGGGCCTGGACGTGCTGTTGGGCCGCAGTCTGGAAAAGTCGCTCAAGCTGGCCATGATTGCGGCCAAGGCCGACGACCCAGGCGCGCGCGAGGTCAAGCCGCATCACCTTGAGTGGGCAATCGAGTACGTGCGCCACTATGACAATGCCCTAGTCCGGGCGGTGCGCCGCAACCGTGTTGAGAGTGTCACCGACGGCGACTTGAAACGGGCTATCGAGTTCATCCGGCACGCCAAGAAGTACAGCAAGGACGCACGATTCGGGGCGGCGTGCGCAGCCGGGGCCATGCCACACAGTAAATTGCTCAAGCTGATGAAGATGCCGGCGAAGCAGTTTGCGGAATTGATGGACACGGCCACGGAATCGGGCGTGCTCACAAAATCACCCGCCGCGCAGTTCAACGCGGGCGGGTCTTTTGTCTATTGGTTGGGGGACACAGACTGAGGATCGGGTTTGGGCTTGCGCGGCCTTTTTACCCCGCTGGGGTAGGGCTGCTTGTTCTTTGCCCCGAGGGGCCGGCCTTTGCCGCGCTTCTCCCCGGGATACACCTTGCCCCGAGCGCCGGGTACCACAATGTAATCAGGTGAGATACGCCAGCGCCCGCCGATCAGTTGCACCGGGAAAATCATATTGGTGCGGCACCAGTGCGACACGTTAAGCGGTGTTACCCCTTCGAGCGCGGCCACGTCCGAGGTAGTCAAAAAAGCCCCTATGACAGCGGGCGAAAACACGACCTTTTTTTTCTTTCTCATTTTGCACCACAGCAAAAGATTCGAAGCAGTCGGGCCTTGATGCTCAAGCCTTCGTGGGTGATCGGCTCTTCATACCTCGCAGGGCCGGTTCTTGCCGTGGAACTGACCGACCGATCGGAAGTGTGAATTTCAGCCATCTGAGGTTCGTTGATCGAGCTCGCCACCGATGGAATGATCGATAGCGGTGGGCTGTATTGAGTTTTCATTGGTTGCTCCTAAGTATCTGAATTCTTTTAACAAACTGTCGATTTGTGCCTGCATAAAATCAGCTCCTACCTGCTCGTAAATCTTCGACAACCATTCCTTCGTCATGTCGCCTCGCGTTGAAATTTGGGCAACGGTGCCCAATGAGTCCAGTATTTGTACTTCGGGTTGTGTGTCCCGTACGCGGCGCACCCCATGTTTGCGTTAATCAACTGCACCTTCTTCCCTTGCGGGCATGTTTCGATGGGGCGCCAGTAGTAATCGGTGTCGATCACCGCCGCGCCGTCGCTGGAATCCTTGATGCTCAACGGGGATACCTCCAGCACGAAAGCCAGACAGACGGAATGACAACGGCGTAAGCCCACCACATTGCCACCGCTGACCAGTATGGGGAGTCGGCGCTTGGAACCACCGCAGGGGCCGAATAAACAAGCGTCAGGTTCCTAGTCAGGTGCCTCATTTGTTTGCCTCGCACTGTATGGCCGGAGGAGTGGATGCCGAATCAACCGCAGCGGTGACTTTGTTGCCGCCCCACCAGCCGATCGCCGTGAAGAACCCGAGCAAAATTGAGGTCGCAATCATGTCTGTTTTCCTTTTTCGGGTTGTTTGCCGCCCACCTGCCCAAGTTCTGCCTTCAACCTCTCGGCCAGCGCACGGGCAGCCCCGGCGTGCATCAGTTTGTTTTCGACGATATAGCTTTCGGCCTTGGCCACAACATCGCGAATGACCTCTTGCCGCACGCTACGATCCACGGCCCGGGCTATTGCCGCGCCGGTGAGCACTGTTCTGGATATGCTAGACATTGTGCCAAGTCCTCCGAATGGTTATTGGCGCCTCGCGTTCTGACCGTTCGCGCAGCCGTTTCAGTCTTTTCTGCATCATCTCTTCCCACCTGACTTCAAGATTTTTCCGGCGCCGAGCCACAAGTTCCGCGTGAGTCAATGCCCGTGGTTTCGGGCAGTCTGTGCCCTTGCCCAATTTATAGACGGGGATCCAGTGGTGATAGATCGAAACCCACCTGGCAATCCGGCAGATACGCGCGCCGTGGATCCGCGCCAACATGCGCTGAGCGGTTCGCTGGTCGCAATGCACCATCGCCGCCAAGTCGTATTTGGAAATGACGTGACCTTCGTTCAGAAGTTTCACGGCATCAAGCTCTACTCGTGATTTTCTAGGCATCATTCCCCCGCCATCAAGTTGATAATCATTAGGACACAAGCCAAGTACATCATCAGTTTTACTTCTTCGATCGCCATGCCCACTGCCCCCTTCGTAACGAAACACAGCACGCGCACAACCATATGGAATGAAACCAATTCTGGCAAAACTTTACCTGCCCGTTCTGTTCTGGGCGTGGGCGAAAGCACCCTATGCAAAATCGGAATACCCCATTCGGGGTCTGTATTCCGCCTTTCACACCAACACCCTAAGCATGAATTTGGCGTAGTCCTCTGCCTTTTCGCTGTCCCACCAAACATCACCATGGCGGGCACCGAAAAAGCTCTCTACCCCGGGTTGCCGTTGCCAGCCGCGTTCGTCGTAGTACATGAGTGCCGGCGAGGCAGGGAACTCCGAATACTCCACGACATACCAGCCAGGTTTCGTTGGTTCAGACGTTTCCGCGTTGATCTTCATTTCGTTCGTCCTTTCCTGTGTCCTTTTGATAATCCATTTGCATTTTTCGCACGCTTTTCAGTTTGCGGTATGCCATCTGGTACAAGACCCCGGATTGACGTTTCCAGAAGTCAATTGATATGTCGGCCAAAAGTTCGAGAGCGTTTAGCGTGTCCTGAGAAATGGGCGGGAAGTTTTCGCCGTCCCATGTTGCTCGGATCTCTGAAAGGACGTCGTGCAGGACAACCGCAACCTTTCGCGCCGCCTCATCCCTGGCGCCAATCGCGCCGAAGTGCAGTAAGTCGCGGGTGTCAAGCAGCACATCGAACTGTGCCGGAGTGGCGTACCCGTCACGGAACGCGGCAACGGCAGACAGGATGAAGATTTCCACCTCCGGTATGGTGTGCAGATAGACCAGAGTCGGCGCGGCGACCGGGCGCGCGCGCCTTTTGCTGTGTTTTCTCATGACGTGACCTCACAGTAACGCTGCTTCAAAATCGTCCCAATCAATCGGGGCGGGTGGTTTGGTGTATTCGATGAGGTGTGGCACCCCGGCGGGTGGTGGTTCCCACACCCACCGGATTACCTCGCCCATGTCGTCTAATAGGCCGTAGCGGGTCATTCCATCCCCCGCCCGATCTCGGCAGCGGCTCTAGCGATTGCGCGGCGGGTGGCTGCGTAGGGGTCGTTGCCATTCATTTCGAGTTCAGAGACGCTTGGGAATGACAGCAAGCTATCTGGACATTTTTCGACGTAAGTGCATTTCCCCTGCGGCATGACCTGCAATTGCAACTTCACCGCCAGCCGCAACGCATCGCCGTCGTCGTCTAGTGGGTTCCATCCCCCTGAGCTTGCTCGCAAAACCCCCGGTTCCGGGGGATGCTTGTAAGTGCCCGTCGGTTTTCCCGCAAAATCCAGGAACGGCATTGCGCCAGCCGCCTTCGCGGCGAATTCCAGCAGTTCGCGGTCAGTCATTCTTGCCCCTCCGCTTTGGCTAAGGCGGCGCGGGCCGCGTCCATCCCCGCATAATTGATAGTGACCGGCTTACCGGCGTGAACATCGGCCGCCCAATCCAGCAAGCCGCGCAACGCCGCCAGCAGATCCGGCGCGGCTGCAATCAAGCGAGCATTGCACCGAAGTTCCGCCAGTCGTCCCTCTCCGAGCCAAGTTGCATTGGCGACGGGGCCGGTGTCCGAATATATTTGTGGATGCCGTATTGCATACCCATCAGCTGACATTGCGGCCCACGGCCCAGGTGTGTGCTTACTCATGTTTCTCTCCTGTTGCTTTGGCTAAGGCGGCGCGGGCCAGTGAAACCGCCTCGTCGTATTTTTCGTGCCATCCGTCAAAGTCCTCGCCTAGGGAGGCTTTCTTAAACGCTTGCAGCGCTTTTAGCAGATCCGGCGCAGCCGCCATGAGCCGCGCGTTTGCCCTGTCCTCGTCAAAATTGACACCCGTGATGGTGTCGGCTATGCGCTCGCCGTAGGCCCAAATTTCAAAACCGTGGGCCTCCCAGGGGGCGGGGGTGTGCTTGTTTTTCATGCCATGTCTCCTGTTGCTTTGGCAATGGCGGCGCGGGCAATTGCAATCGCGTCCTCATAGTTTTTATGCCATCCGTTAAAATCGCCGCCAGACGCTTTCTGAAACGCTTGCAATGCTTTGAGCATCATGGCGCTGGCATTCACGGCGTGCGCCAATTCCTTGGCCACCGTGGCCGGGGGGCAGGCCCCCTCAAGCGTGACAACCTCGCAATAGGTCGAGCCGTCTGGCTCAACCAAGAAGGCCCGGTGGCCTTCGGTGTGGTAGTTAATTGCCGGTCCCATGTCACTCCCCTTTCGCAGCGTAAAAGGCGGCCACTTCGGCCTTGATCTCGGCCAGCCGGGCCAATGCCTGCCGGTGCAGTTCGGACACGGCCTTTTCAGTGCAGCGGGCGGGGGACTGTGAGAGGGTCTTGGAATAGTCGCCAAACAGCGCATACGTCATAAACCCGTTTTCGAGCCGGTAAGCCTGGGCACTGGTGCGCAGGCCGCGGGTGCCCTTGCGGGTGGTGATGGACAGGTGCCGGCCGCCTTCGAGCGCAATCCGGGTTTCGGCTTGCCAGCCGTCGCGGAAATGTTTGGCGATTTGGAATTCGGTGTTCAGTTCGGTGTTCATGGTCGTTTCCTCGTTCGTTGGTTTGGTTTGTGGTGCGAATCACACCCCACGACCCAGCACGCTGGGCCGGTGGCTGTGATCAGCGGGCAATGCCGTTGTAAAGGTATTGCGACTCGGCACGAATCCGGCCAAGAATCGAACGATCGCGCTGATCTGTTGCGCGATTGAGTGCCATCACAGCGCCGGCGTGGGCGGAAAACATCACGTCGAGCGCGCACTGCGCGCGGCTTTTTTTCGCAATCCGTTGCGCCGCCAAGTACATTTCGCCAGCGGACACGCAATCAGCGGAGTGCGCTTTGTTGATAAGGTCAATTGCTTGTTTAATCGTTGCCATGTCACTCCCCTTTTTCCGAAAGATCAATCCGGCCTGCGCAGGCCCAGCCCACAAGTGACGCCACCACGGCGCCGATAACAGCCGCTGGGGTTGAAATCTCCCCGGCTAGGCCGGCGAGCATGGCCGACAGGCCGAGGCCGATTGAGGCAAACATCGTCAAGGCGTAGGCGTAGATCATTCGTCGATCCCCCGAAAAACGGCGGCAACAGTCTGGCCGTCGTAGATGCAGTTGTCGGCTTGCAGCAGGTTTTTTTCCCACAGGCTGGCAATGTCCAGTGCGTCGGCCTCATCTGTGGCCAGCACCACCACTGATCGCTCACCGTCCCACTCGGTGTCGGGGGTTGCTTCGCTCACATCGCCTTCGGCCACCAGATACAGATTTTTTTCGGTCATTTTCGGTTCCTCGTTAATTGGTCAGTCGATCGTTGCGGGTCAAGAAAATCTCAACCACAACGCCATCATAGTGATTATTTAAACATCTGTAAAGCTCTATTTTATTTTTTTGTCATTTTTTTTGGCGGTCGGCTGGCC